GAATATAAGAAAGGAGACAAGACTATGCAAAAGATAATGTTCAATGACCAGTACGGTCTCACCCAAGCTGTTCTGGAAGGTCGCAAGACCCAGACCCGAAGAATCGCCTACCAAGAACCTTTCAGGCGAAACTGCAACTGCGGTTTCTACACGGAAGGAAAAGACAAAGGCAAACTCGCCATCAACGATGGAAATGAGATTGTGGCGAAGTCACATTATAAAATAGGTGAAGTCTTGGCAGTCGCACAAAGATATGAGGACATACCAATGGAACCATCCATTAGGACAATTCTATGCAAACATCCAGGATGGAACAACAAAATGTTCGTCACCGCAAAAACGATGCCTCATCAAATCAAGATTACCAATATTCGGTGTGAAAGGCTACAGTCCATCAGCACCGATGACTGCATGAAGGAAGGAATCTTCTGTAGCCACATTGAAGGCATTGACGATGCCTTTTCATACGATGCCACAAATGATAGCTTTGAGAAGAAATGGTGGTACAGAACTCCTATCGAAGCATACAAGATGCTTAGCTGCAAGCTCCACCTCCATTGGGGTAGCAATCCCCTCGTCTTCGTTTACGATTTCGAACTAGTTAAATAATAATTCATCATCAATATGAAAGAAGAAACATTACCACTCAGACCTCAGATTAGGGAACTGGCGTTAGGTCAAGCCATCGACTTCCCTATCAAGAGAATGCTATCGGTCAAGAGTAGTTGCACTGACCTCGGTGCCATCTACAGCCGAAAGTTCAAGACCAAGCTCAACCGGGAGCAAGGAGTTATCACAGTTACAAGAATCAAATAAAACAAAATAGTCATGAACCAAACAGTACAAATCCAGTTCGCTGACAAGATGGTCTCGTTCGACACATTCCTATCAGCCATACGCAATGTAGTCCAGGAAGAAATATCCAAGGCTGTAGGCAAGCGACCATTCATCACCCAAGCCAAGGCATTCGATACCTTCGGCAGACGCAATGTAGAACGATGGGTGAAGGAAGGCAAGGTCAAGGTCTTCGGGCGTGGCAAGAACGGCAAGATTACTCGCTACGAATACCGACTGTCCGAGCTGGAAGCCTGTGCCTGTAAAGTTCAAGACTATCTACATCCCACATAGGTAATTTTACTTTTAGAGAATAGACATAAGCTAACATTGCAAACAAGAAAAGCTCGCTGTGAAGCGAAACTTATCGTTGAAACATTCAAAAGGTGCCTGGGCAAATATCCCTGCGAGAACAGCTTTTCATCATTAAAAATCTGATAAGTACAAATCCTACTCAGGCACCTTTCTTTACACGGTCGGCATTGCAATCTTGCATGTAGCCTAGCCCATCGGGGGCGATGTTCATAACAAACGATTGATTGTTTAAATGCTTTTTTACTAGGTTCACCATGATTTCTGCGAAAAAGAACTAAGCAGATAGGCACAAGGGTTCGACTCCCTAACCGACCACCAGTACAAACAATATAAAACGATAAAGTTATGAAAACAATTAAGATTATCTTCTGCATTGCCATCTGGCTAGTCCTTGGATGGCTCTGCCTCAGAAAAATCTCACAGGGCATCCACGATGAGAATCTGATTTCTCAGATGCCACAGTGTACATACGATGAGATAGTCGATACGCTCACCTCTCGCAATGGCTTCCAGCCTACCGAGCATCAGATAGTAACCTACTATTATGAGCGATTCAAGAAGTAAGAGCACCTATGCAGCTCGCAAGTGCCTCCTCTGCCCAAATGGGCGCAACTACATCAATGGCAAGTATTGTCTTAAATACAAGATGTACGTGCAGCATCAGGAGAAACTTCCATGTGAATAACTATTTAAACTAAATAATATGGAACAGAATAACAAGAATAAGGAGCAGACATCATTCAAGATATTCGATAAGGTTCTTGTGCGTAACAGCGATGAACATAAATGGAGACCAGCAATCTTCGCACGAACACGTATAGGTGAATCCCCATACAAATACAACGCTTTGCTATTATGCACCGGGCACGTAGGTGACTTTATCCAATGCATCCCATACAAAGGAAATGAGAATATGGCATTCACCACAGCCCCATTTTAGGTAAACAGATATGAATCACGCTAGTTTATTCAGCGGAATCGGTGGCGCAGAGGTCGCTGCATCCATGATGGGATGGCAGAACCTCTTCCATTGCGAGATACAGGAGTTTCCTCGCAAGGTGCTCGACTACTGGTTTCCTAATTCAGAAAGTTATGAAGACATTACCAAAACAGACTTCACAAAGTGGCACGGCAAAGTCGATGTTCTCACTGGAGGATTCCCCTGCCAACCTTTCTCCCTTGCTGGCAGAAGAAAGGGAGCGGACGATAACCGCTACCTCTGGCCACAGATGCTTCGAGCGATACGGCAGATACACCCCACTTGGGTCGTTGGTGAAAACGTTAATGGAATCAAGACGATGGTGGAGTCCTGCCAAGTCACTCAGATGGGACGCACAGACTATCTTTTCGAAGAGAATCACCTATACCGAGAGGAAAGCCGATTCACCCTCGACAAAATCTGTGCAGACCTCGAAGCCGAAGGATATTCCGTCCAACCGATTGTTATTCCAGCTTGTGCCATCGGAGCACCGCACAGAAGAGACCGAGTTTGGATTATTGCCCACCGTTCAGACCCAAGGGCTGAAACAGTGCAACAAGAAGGGCAAGACGGAATTTGTTCCGCTAGACCTTCTACCCACACCCAATGCGATGGACATAGCCCACAAGGACATGGAAATCAACGAGCGAGGGCGAAGAAATCCAAAGAAGGGCAAGACCGACCACAGCCTAGGTCTAGAAGACATGGCAGTGGCACAACTCCTTTCTACGCCCACGGCACTCGACAAAGGAGGAGGAAGAATAAACAAGAGCCTTTCACCGAATGCAGCAGAACGCCCAACCTTGGCACTTGCCGCTCGAAAAGGCTTGCTTCCCACACCTTGCAGCATAGAAGCCACCAAGTTCACCAAGACCATCAATCCCAATTCCCAGATGGGGCAAGGTCTAACAGCCTTAGCGGTCAATGGTCTTCTTCCCACTCCTACAGCAATGGAGGTAAAACACTCCAACCGAGTGAAGGGACTGAAAGAAAAAGGTGTAAAAGGGATGTACAGCCGAAAGAATGGAGCACTTCGCCCGAATGGGCTGACCGACTTTCTCGACTTCAACAATCAGGTAGGTGGCGGAACTTCCCAACTCAATCCCCTGTTTGTAGAGGAAATGATGGGATTCCCTTTGATGTGGACAGCCTTACCATTTCTTTCCCCAAGTGGAGACAAGAATCCATAAAGGCTTACGGCAATGCCTGGGTCCCACAAGTGGCTTACGAGATATTTCGTGCCATCGAGGCAGAAGAAAACAAATAAATGATAGATTCGTAAATTCTACATTCCAAATAAAAGAAGAATAAATGAAAACAGATGGCTACATATTTACTCCAGAGCTGTTGCAGTGGCGTTACTTCCATCGTCCTGTGGTCGTTCAGGTGCTCATCCATGTGCTCCTCTCCTCCGCTCACAACGAGGCTTCCGCTGCCACCCTCTCCTATCGTGATTTGGCTCTACAGCTCCATACCACGGTCAAGACCATCCGTGTCGCCATCGATGTGCTCATAGCCGAGAAAATCATCACCAAGTGCTCTGCTCCAAGAGCCTCAACTAAACTCTACGTTAACAGTTCTCACCCCCTATCCCACTGCATCATACCGTGGCAAAGAGACCAAGGGGCACAGGTTACGGCACACTTCGGGGCACAGATTGGGGCACAATCTAGGGCACAGATTCAATCTTCCGAAGTTCCTTTAAATAAAGGCGATTCCGAAGATTCAGAAACTAGCAAGGGCACAGATAAGGGCACGAATAGGGCACAATCTAGGGCACAGACAAAACAAGGGGCACAGCCAATGGCACAATCTGGGGCACAGATTTCACACACTGAAACCCCTTTAAATAAAGGCGATTCCGAAGATTCTGCCGAAGTCAAGGGCACAGATAAGGGCATAGCAAAGGGCACAGAAGTAAGAGAAAAGAAAGAAATAAAAAAAAATCTTTCCCCTGAAACCCCTATAAAAGAAAACAAACAAAGAAAAGAGAAAGCCCACCCCCAAACACAAAAAAAAGAAAAAGAAAAAAAGTCGGGGGCTGCTGAAACTCAATTCTCAGAAGTGTTAAGGCTCTTCAATCGCCTCTTCCTGGGCACGCAGGTAAAGCCAATCTCGAAGATGACTCCCGACCGCAAGAAGCTAGTCGCCAAGTTTATCTCTGATTACTCCTTCGAGGACATTGAGCCGATGCTTCGCAAGGCTCTCGATTCCGACCTTCTATCCGGGCGCAAGGATGGTGGATGCTATATCTCCTTCAACTGGCTCTTCAATCCAAAGAACTACGAGCCTCTGATGGAAGGAACGTTCGACAATCCAACCATCCAAGCCTCAGCTGAAAAGAAGCCTTCCAAGCCTCAGCAGAAGAAGACACCTAGCCCACCATCATCTGATGGCAGTCTGTCAATAGGCGAACGCTGGAAACTTGCCCAACAGTCTCAGCAGTCAGCAGAAGCCTACAGAGACAAGGTTAATCGTTCCATCATCTTGGGGCATATCGACAACCTCAAAAAGCATCCGCAAGACAAACAAGCCTTGCAGTCGCTCGAAAGATTCTATCGGGACGGAACTATTCAGCGTCTTGGCATCGAATGGACCCCACCTGTGGAAGAGGAAACGAAAAACCTTCTCGACTTGGACGATAAGACACAAAACTATCTCCAGTCCATCCTCAGCGACTAAGTGCAAACATAAAGTGACAATTCAAAAATTCCAAAAGTTATGGACAAACAAGAATTAATAGACCGTCTCAACGGCAATTATCCCGAGTACACGCAAAAGCCTCAGCACAAGAAGGTGCAGCGTGAAGGTCAGTTGCAGATAGCCTGTGTACGATGGTTTCGACTACAGTACCCAGCTTTCTCCACACTCCTCTTCCATCCCAAGAACGAGGCAGATGGTGCTACCAGTGGCAAGAAGCTAGCCATCAATGCAGCATCGGGCGTGGTCCCAGGCGTTCCCGACCTCATCCTTGCTCTCCCTTCCATGAAGGATGGCAAGACAGGCATCATCTACGAGAACCCAGAAGTTTACTTCGGCTTGGGCATCGAATTGAAGTATGGCAAGACCAACAATCAGTCTGCCAACCAGAAACGCTTCCAGGGCTATTGGCAGTGCGCTGGCTACAAGTACGCCCTCTGTCGTTCCCTCGAAGACTTCATCGAAGTGGTCAAGGCTTACATGCAAGCAGCCGAAGTCAACGCCTTCGAGAAAGTTCGCTCCTATCACCTCATCAATGATGATACTGAGCACAACAAGCAAGTATTAAACAAAATCATTAAAAACAAGAAGTAATATGGAAATCGGATTCATCATCATCATGCTGTGCCTGGTTGTTATGGCCAGCACATTCATCTATCTAGTTTACCACCATGGCCATCGCTCCTGTAAGGGTTGCAAGTTCTTCCGTCCTACGGAAAACAGTAAGTATAGCGGAACATGCAACGGCTTCGGTCATCATCGCTTCCACTGGGAGTGCTGTGGAGAATGGAAACGTAAAGCAACCAACCAAGAGGATGAACTTTAAAATCATGCATCTATGAGCAATTACATCAAACAAAGCCTGATGCAGCCAACACCATCAGTTGCTAATCAGGAGAAAATGAGAATGTGCAAGTTCTGTGTACATAGCCACATCAGCGACCTCGGCTACAACCATTGCTGGAAGTCAGATAGTGTTACGTATAATGGAGATTCGCCTACAGGCATCTGTAGCGCATATAGGGATAAGAGAATATGGGAGCCTTATTATTTCTCTGGTCTCATGTCACACTACAGGGGAAACATCTGTTGGGCAAGACCAGTGTATAACTCTCCCAAAAAGGGCAAGAGCCGTATTTTCAAATACGAAGTCATCGACCCGATAGCCTCAACAATAGCAACCCTATTGCCCAAGGAGTTCGCCAAGGAATACATTCCAGCCACTCCTGGCTCCAAGCCTCCACATACGATGAAGGAGTATGAGAAATTTGACACTTATTGCTTCGGTGGCTACGACCCACAGCTAACCGAGAACCAAGAGGCAAGAAATTACAATGAAGCTCACTGGCAGGAAATCCTAGCCCAGGAAGCTATCGAAGAACAATTAAAAGGGTAAAAGCCCCCGTTCCCAGCGATTCTATCGCTGGTCCCATAATATAACAAAGTAAAAATATTAAGAAATGGAAAAAACAATTTATATTCCAGGTGATTTGGTTATGACCAACGGCATTCCTATCGGAACCAAAGAGGGCATTGTTTATCAGGTCACAGAAAGTAATGCTGATAAATATGCAAAAGTGAAAGATGGAAATGCATTCACAGAACTGAAAGGTACCGTCACTCTTTCCAACTTAAAAGGAAAAACCATTAAAGATGATGGATTTCTGTTCTGTGACAGTTACGCATGGGTTAAGGATATTGTTCCTATCCCTCTCACTCCTTCCATACTAGAAAAGAACGGCTATAAGCAAATAGTCAATCATAGCTATATTTACCAACATATAGAAAATGATTGCTATGAAATCTGGAAAAATGTGAAGAATTGGACTATGTATTGGAGAGGTGTAAACCTATGCAGCTTCAAATATTTGCATGAGTTACAACATATTCTATTATTCCTTGGTCTAAATTCAGAAATGGAGGTGTAGCGTATGAAGATTCATTTATGTTATTCCTCATGCTGTTGTGCTGCAGATGAGCATGAGACTGGATGTTATCCTCGTTCTTCATTCAAGCCGAAGCCAGAGCTTCCGGTTGGAACAATACTCACAGTCAAGGAGAAATGGCAAAACTTCTACGGAAGATATTACCGCTGCTATCTCCCAGACGAAATGAAGGACAAAGGATATTCCATCCCTTACTACGACATTCCTGCCGACAAAGCAGAAGTAATAGAACTTTAATCAATTATCGTATGGACAGAATACAGAACGAAATCAGTAAGCTTCGTCATGAGCAGCATTTGAGTGAAAGACTGCAAGCAGCCCAGCTTCGACAGATAAAGCGTGAGCACGATGGCCTCCACAAGTGGATAACCATCACCCCACGCCTCAAACTCCTCATCCGAATAGACGAGCAAGGCAACCTCCTCCCAGAGGAGCTAGACCGCATCAAGAAAGTTAAACAAACATTAGGTATCAAATAACATTTAAAAATTAATTATTATGAACGCAGAAGCATTAAAGAAGTACATCGGTACAAAAGAGGTTATGGCTGCACCTATGGATGAAGCAACCGCAGTGGCTAAAGGTTTTGCTCGCAAGAACGAGGATAACCATGAATGGAGACCAGGTTTCCATGTTCGCTACAACAATCCGGATGGCAGTACCTACGATTCCTGGTCACCTGCTGATGTCTTCAACCAGTCTTACAAGGTTGCAGACGATTTCCATGACCGTCTCAACATTGAGCTCAACGATGTGACTGAGCGTTTTGTTAAGTTAGAAAAGTTCATGAACAAAGGGCTTACGGCTGTGTGTGAAAAGGTAGGCGATTATCAGGCATCTATTCTTGTAGCTCAGTATCATGCAATGAAGTTGTACAAAAGTTGCTTGGAAGAGCGCATCGAAGAGATTGAGAAACGTGAAGTGTGGAGAGGATAACATGAGTGAAGAATCAGCATTATCCTTTCGCAAGCTAGTTTCAGCTATGCGAACCACCGAAAAGGAGTATTGGGCACACCGAGACAAGAAGATGCTTCGCCAATCCATTGAACTGGAAAAGCGTGTCGATGATATTATCTTGAAGGCAGATGGCTCAGCCGTCCCTCAGAACGACAACGGCACATTCTTCCTTCTGGTGGCAGAACTTAGAGCCTCAACCATCCAATACTTCCAGGAGAAGAAGAAGGCACAGCCCGACAAGGAGCTGGTCAACACCCTCTTCAAGACCATCAAGGAGAAAGAAGCCAAGCTAGATAAGATGCTCATCCGCCTCCAAGACGAACAGATAAAGAAAGATGGCTACAGCATCCACTACAAGGTGATGGAGCGACTGCCAAGAGCAAATCAAGCTCGCCCAGTCTTCAGTTCCATGGATGAGCAACTTGCCAAGGTAGAGTTGGACAACCTCTACCGCCATCCCGACCCTCCTGGCACTATGTATTTCATCTGCAAGAAATACCTTGGCAAAGACGGCAAACCTCTATCAGAAGAAGAGGTAGATAAAATTATAAATAACAATTCAAATTCTTAAGATTATGAACAAAAAAGAAAACAAGCCTCAGGAAGAGGCTAAGACACAAGACAAGTCTCAGAACCAGCCAAAGGAGTCCTTCGTAGGCACAGGCAACGGTTCATCCCTTCGTTCTCGCACAGGCTCATGGTTCGAGTGCAAGGTGCGCTATGAGAAGACTCAGGACGATGGTAGCGAGAAAATGGTAAACGAGTTGTACGTTGTCGATGCCCTATCCTTTACAGAGGCAGAAGCAAGCATCATTGAAAACATGCAGGTCTATGTCTCTGGTGAGTTTAAGGTTGCCAACATCAACCCGACCAACTACAACGAGATTTTCTTCTCAGATATTGATGACGATGATTTATGGTTTAAGGCACGTTTGGCTTTCATCACCATTGACGAGAAGAGCAACAAGGAGAAGCGTTCCTATGTCAACTACCTCATCCAAGCCAAGTGCATCGAGCGTGCAAAGCGTTACGTTGACGAGGTTATGGGCAAAACCATGATTGACTATGAGTTGAAGAGCCTCAGCGAGACCAAGATTTTTGATGTCTTCGAGCATGAGCCTTCCACTGATAACAAGCAGAAAGAGAAGGACGGTAAAACCGAGTAATCACTGACAATTCTTGCGCAATTTGGTTCTCAACAAGCTAAGTTGCGCAAGTTATCACTTCTCTTCCGCACATTTCTCGTAACTTAGCCCCACATTATTAATATATATAACATCAATCATATATGAAAAAGTTGAAACGTTTCATCATTTATCTCCGTCTCTGGTTCATCCGCAAGATGGGCTACACCCTCCCATCCCTCAGAGAAGCTACTAGCGTTGTGCCTGGAGAGTTCTACGACCTCTTCGGGCGCATTGTCCGTGCTGTACCCAACAAGGAATCAGCCTCACCACTGGCAAAAGGAAACTTTGAGTATGAGGAAGTCCCAGAGCATTGCCTTAACTGCGATTTGTTCAAAGAGCACATTCCTTGCTCCTTCAATCATCGTATGCCCAACGGCTGCGATATTTGCGACAATCATCATTTCGAAATCATCTGCATTAACAGAGGTAACATCTAAAGCATAATGAATATGAAACAGCAGAAGTCAAATTACAAGCTCGACAAGAAGACTGGCCACCTTCTCGAAGTCCCTTCCAAGAAGCAAGTTCGTGAACATGTCAAGAAGGTACGTGAGCAGCAGAGCCAAGAGGCTCAGGACCCCATCACCGTGCATGAGACCCAAGCCGACAAGAATTTCAATAAGGTTCAGAAGGTTATCGACCGAATGCACGCCAAGGCGAAGCTCCCCGACTTCCTCCACATGGCACGCAAGAAGTTCCTTTCCACCGTCTGCGTTATCAACCACCCCGGCAAGCAGCGTAGCCTCCTCCCCGACAAGAAAGGGCGTTATGTCATGCTCTGCCACCGTAAGATGGCAAAGGTCTTCACTGCCGATGTCTGCCTTCTCGTCAAGATTCAGAAGTCCACCATCGAGAAGCATGAATTGACACCAGATGGAGAAGAGATAACGGAGCATTGGCAAGATGGTAGCTGGAGCATCGTCCCATGCAGAGTGGACAAAAGCAACTACACCACCATTCAGGAAGTCCGTCTTCGCCCATGGTTCTTTCTCCACCGCTATTGGTACGAGATAACCTTTGATGGCAGGGTAGAGCCAGCTATGATGCTGCATGATTACAACCTCAACCCTACCCTACGCAAGAAACATTTCTATGTCACCCGAGAATATGTAAAAGTACGTAACCAGGATGCCGAAAACGACTACTTCCGTTTCTGGCTCCACAAACCTACAGATTATGCAGAACGAGACTGATATATTTATCCTCAACCGTCCACGCCCTCAAAAGCGTGGACTCACCCTCAACAAGAATGGGCGCATCACCTTGCGTTCCTACCCTGTAAAGCTCTTGGGGCTACAGCGAGGCGACAAAATAGTGTTCTTCTGTCTCGGCTCTCAGATGTATATCACCAAGTCCTCCTCGCTTCCTGATGCCATACCTCTCTATGGGCGCAAGGCACAGCTTCATGGTTGCAGTGCTAGCACTGTCAAATGCCTCTTCCTCCACACCCTAGGCGTTCCACCTAACGCCCAAGAGGTTGACTTGGTTGTCTCTGACCGTCTAGAAAACATCACCGTAGGCAACGACACCCTACAGGCATTGGCAGTAGTCAATCGTGCAGACCCATCCCATTGCCGATAATTAAATATTAAACAATACACATTAAACATTAATAAAGATGCAACAATCAATCAGATACAAAGGTCTCAGCCTCACACCCGATGAAATGGCAGTAGAGAACGGTGCGCTATCCCTCTGTGGCAACCTAGAGCTGCACGATGGCGCATTGCGCCCTGCCATCGTATCGGGCACACCTCTATCTCAGCCCCTCACCGTTAATGGTGAGGTGGCTAAGATATTGTATGTTCACGAAACAGGTAGTTATCACCACCTCATAGCCATAGCCTCATCCTCCATTTATTGGTTCATGCAGGATGGCACGCTAGGCTCGTCCACCCCTATTAAGTCCTTCGACTACGAATCCACCGTGCTTTCTATTGATTCCATCGGCAACACCCTCATCATCGTGGCTACCGATGGCATCCACTATGCCATGTGGGAGAGCAACGGACAGTCCTCGTCCGATTACAGCTATAAGGGACAGAAGCCACCGTTCCTAGAACTTAGCTTTTTCTTCGACCCAAGAAATAAGCCAGAAGATTACGAACTTGGTGGAATTAATGCCAAGGGTAGCAAGGAAGGTTTCTACGATGCTTTCCAGCAGACCACCTATAGCTGTGGAGATGTGTTCAACAAGGTGAATGGCAATTCCTTCACCTCGGGCGACCAAGTAGCCAATATCAAGGATGATAAGCAGTCCGATATTACCCAGAGCATCTACGCCCTGGTCAACCGCACAAACAATCTTATCGCCAAGCAAGGGCGTTTTTACGCCTCCTTCTTCATCCGCTATTGCTATCGCATGTTCGATGGCAGCATGATTATGCACTCCTCGCCTGTTTTCATCCCTATTCAGGTGCCAAACAGCTATTCCGTTTATTCTGCCAACATTGGCTTCCCTAGCGAAAACTACAAAAATCTTACCGTTACTGGTGCGGAAGTTGGTTGGGAAGATTCCGCTACTTTCAACAGAAAAGATGCCAAGGACAACGTTATCGAAGCCAGTATCTCCAAGTGTACCTTTATGTACCTTCCTCACAATGTAGCATTGTCCTATGCGCTCCAAGGAGATATAGACGAATTGAAGCGATGGAAGGATATTATCAAGTCTATAGATATTTTCATCACGCCTCCTGTTACCAATGTCGATACGAGTGCCAAGATTAGCGTTTTGGAAATGTGTCAACCTAATTATGTGCTAAATGGAGCAAACATAGCAGATTACCATTGGACTAGCAACAAAGGCAAAAGCTATGGAATGGTCAGTGTTCGCTTCCCAAAGAAGTCTGACGATGATTATAATAACCAACTCAGCTCTGCTGGCAATGGTGATTCTTCCGAGTCGAATGACCCAAACATTTCAGCCTTTTACAAGATATGCTCCCTGCCTATAGACAATCTTACCAAGGTAGCTATCAAGGAATTGCCTGTAGATAAGGCTGCTGTATACCAGGTTTCCCTCCAAGAACAGATGCAGGACGATTACAAGACCCACAATTTCCTCACAGCCAAGGGTAGCTATGTCTATAACCATCGGCTCAATCTGTTTGGAGTGCAAGAACATCTGATGTCTGGTTTCAGTCGCAAGGTCATGTTCCCGAAGGGCAACTACCTTCGTTCGGCAGGCAATTTCTATTCTCATCTTATCATCAAGAAAATAGTGACAGAGCTTCATACCACATCCGGCACAAAATATGTAGAGAATGTTTTAGAAGAAGATGTACTCGACCGCATAGAACCATTCATGCTTGCCAATCTGGTTAAGTTCTATCCCGATTCCAGGGCTAAGAAGATGGTTTTCTTCTGTTCTACTGTCGATGCCAGTGCCGATGTTATCTATGCCTTTCCGCTAAAAGAATGCGAAGAGTTAAATGGAGCTATGCACATGGGCAACTTCACCGAAGAGATTACGCCTTATATCGTCACCTCCTACGATTACTCTGTAGATGATGTAGTCGATATGAGCAACAAGATTTACACCTCCGAGTCCGATAACGCCTTCTACTTCCCTCTGAACGGCATCAATACCGTGGGTATCGGCACCATCCTGGGCATAGCCTCAACCACAAGGGCACTCTCCCAAGGTCAGTTTGGTCAGTACCCTTTGATGGCGTTCTCCACCGATGGCATCTGGGCGATGGAAGTCTCTTCCCAAGGCACCTATAGCAGCATCCACCCCATCAGTCGTGAGGTTTGCAGCAATCCGAAGTCCATCACCCAGCTAGACCAGTCCGTGCTCTTCGCCACCAATCGCTCCCTCAGTCGCATAGCTGAGTCACAAGTGGCTTCCATGTCCGATGTCTTGGATGGACCAGGCTTCAATATAGCAAGCAATCTTGGCAAGTTCCTCAACTTCTTCAATGATGCCGAAGGCGATGATGCTGCCACCAAGACCATCAAGGCACAGATGCGCCAACTCATAGATTTCACATCATCGCCAATCGACTTCTTTCAGCGTTGCCAGGTTATCTACGATTACAAGAACTCTCGCATTTTCTGCCTAGATGTCAGCCAACTGTCCAAGGAAGCCTCAGCCGATACCGTAGCCCTCTGCTATTCCATCAAGGATGAAGCCTGGAGCACCTTCCTCATCAAGAACGTGCTCACAGCCCTCAACTCCTACCCTCACCCATACATTCAGTATCGAGACGGTAGCGTAATAGTTTTGGATAGCGGTTATGATTACGAGGACGAAACAGAGTATCACGGCATCATAGTTACTCGTACCTTGAAGTTCGATGAGGAGAACGCTCCCGATGCCATCACAGGCTACATCCATTCCCTCACCTCTGGCATCGTGCCAGTCATGTGGCTGTATGGTAGCAACGATAACCAAAATTGGCATTACCTAGGTCGCCTAGGTGGCATGAAGTCCAGCTATATGTCCTCTCATAGCTATCGCTTCTTCCGTTTAGCCCTCTATCTTAAGATGAAGTCAATGAATCAGTACTTTGCCACTCGCCTCGAAGTTATCAGGCGTTTCAACAAGTTCTAGAAAAAAACAGAGCCTTCGCTTTTTCAGGAATCCATCCCGATTTAGCGAAGGCTCTTTCCATAAACACCCAAAATAATGAAGAAAAAGAATAGCCACCGTTCCAGGCGATTCCATCGCCTGTCCCCAATAGCCTCTTACGTAAAGCTAGGTCTTCTCTGCGTATAGTTGTCACGGCTCAGCAAGTCGCTCTTGATGTTATTGTAGTCTGCCGTTGCGCTTTCGCCATACGTTCCTGCCTTGTCAGCGAACTGGTCCATCAGGAATTGGCTCATCACGTAGTCCACGATGTAGCGGTGGCAGTGGCTCTTCAAGGCATCCGTCACAGCCACGTTCCAGTTCGGAATCTCCAGTTTCAGCGTCACCGTCTCATAGATGTTTTCCTCCCTGTCCTTACCAGCCTTGTTTACGGTAGCGGTGGTTTCGCTCTCCTCACCATCAATGATGGTGGTCACTACCTCCGTCCACGTACCGTTTTTGTTGTCCGTATAGGCATACTTTCGTGTGCCCTTCACCAGTCGCTCCAAGTTATTGTTGTCCTCCACTCTACCAGTGGTCAGATAACGCTGAGCTGCCAGCTTGATGTTACCGATGGCTTCCGTCACGGCACGATTGATGATACTGCGAGTCTCGTCACTGTCAGGGCTTTCGATGTTGGCTCTGATGTCCTTCTGGGCTTCGTCCACCATTCCCTGGCTCACTACATAGCATCTTGCAAGCACATCATTACATACCTGCTCCATGCTAAAATTCAATGTAATTAATTTTCTATCCATAATTGCAATTATTTATATTGATGAAAAATTATCTTAGTTCGTAAGGTGGTCTGCCTCCGCTCCAGTCCACATAGTCTTGGTGGAAATGCTGCGAAACAAAATCAGGATTTCGCTCAGAGCCTTTCAGTCCTCTCTGCTCATCCTTGGCTACCTCGTCCTCGTTTCGAGCCTCAGCATCCAATATATTGCCATTCTTGACCGCTCCATCGGCACCTCTAGCCTCAGCGTTCAGAGCATTTTGAGTTTTGCCCTCATCATCCTCACCTCTCGCTATAGTACCAGGAGAAGCAACGTTCTTGCCTACATTGTCCGAAGTTCTGGTTTCAGCAGATTGGGCATTCATCTGTTTATCAGAATCATCATCCACTCTCATTGAAGTAGAAGAACGATTGCTGTCCTTTCCTGCTTCATCTTCTTTTCTCTCGGAAGCAGAAGAGGCAGAAGCATTCTTTGCAACACCATCCACAGCCCTTCTCTCTGTAGGCGAGAAGCAGCTATTCTTTTCAACTCCATCCCCTCCTCTAGCTACTGCATCCACAGCCGAAGAACCATCTTTCACGGTATCGTCAGCAGTTCTTTCAGCCTCAGCAAAGCTAAAGTCCTTCTTTAGCAAAACCTCCTTGATGGCTTCCAGGTCGCTCGCTCCCATGCTAGCATAGTCCGTATGGTTCATGTCTGGGAAGTCACTCAGCCATCCGGCAAGGATAGCATGTACCAGATAGTTCTGTATTTGGTTGGTCAGCACACCGCTCAATCTAGGTGGCCAAGATGCCAAGGTCTTGATGGTGATTGTGAAATCATCAGCCAGTGCCTGTAGGTCAAACTGCTGTGTGGTCGAAGAAGAAAACCTAGCCAAGAAGTTCTCTAGGTCGGTTATTGCTTCCCTATAGTAGATGTCCAGCTTCGCTTCCTCGCCATCACTCGCCCAGACGGTCTGAAAGTCCACCTCGGGGTTATGCTGCGCAATGGTGGCAGATAGTCCCTCTACCACGCCCATCACGCTCTTCTTCACTATTTTTATCGTTATTGTCTTCATACGCTCATTTCTTTCTGTGCCATAGCCAAATCAACAAACCAATCACTGCTACTACAAGGGTCCAAATCATCTTGGCGGTATACTTCCCCAGGGTGATATACTTTTGCTCTGTCTTGGTCAGTTCTCGGCTTAACACCTGTATGGAGTCCTGCTTTAACCGAATCAAGCTATCCTTCTGCACTATCAAGAATTGGTATTTATCCACCTCCTTGCTCATGGTGAAGATGGAATCCTGTAGCTTCGTCACCTCCTTAGTGTCCCTGTTGGTTACTGTAGAGTGCCAGCTTTCCGTTTTGATAGGCTTTCCGTTCTGGTCTACCGTGGTCGAAGTGCTATCCTTGGTATGGGTCGTTTCAGTCGAGGATGATGTATATTCCCGATTCTGGTATCTAGCCATCTGTTCGAAGGCAGAGATAAACCGCTCCTGCCAACTGGCATCCAAGCCCTTGCTCACGGTGTTGTCCGTGATATAGTGCTCCTGTGTCACGGTCTTTGTCTTGCAGCTCGTCAGGAAGAGCATCGAGAAATAAGCTACCCACACCAGTAGATAGATGATAAAATGCTTTGTCGTTTTCATAAGCCTTGATGTTATGAAATATTGAGTGCTCGTTTGGACTTCTTCAAATACTCCTCGCATTTGTCCAGCCCATTGTAGCCACCGTTAATTTTCCGTCTGATTGCCTTAAGATTGTCCTCGTCTGCCAACTCATTGCAGCCGAAGGTATCGAATATCCACATCGATGAACGTGTGGCACCAAGAGGCTGCTCCAACAACTCAGGCTGTTCCACTACATCATAGCCACAATATCCGGCATACTTCCTGTAGTTGGCTCTTCCTGTTATCTGAATAAGCCCCCTGCCCTTATACCTCACCCCATCACCCTTATGGGTATTGCCCAAGTCTTTTCGCCCCTCATACGCCTTTCCGCTGGCTATCTCCTTGGTATATCTCAGTTCACCACTCTCATGCGCTATCTGGGCTAGATAATGCGCCCACCTCAAAGGCGTGTTGATTTCAAATTCCTGAGCATACTTATTCAGGTATGGCAGAAACTTCTCTGCCCTCTTTCCGGCATTAGGCATCGCCATCAGCAGCTGCTCCAATCTGATTTCCTTCATTTCCATTTTCCTTGTTGTTTTTATATTCTTGGTATCTCTTGAACATTGGCATTTTCTCCACGAAGCCCAGTGTCAGCGCATAATAGCAATAGTCCACTAGCTTGTACCAAGGCGAATCTGGCACCAGCATTCGTTTCAGATTCTTCAAGATGTTTGTAGTGAAGAGATAGGTCGCGGCTATGCACACCCACTTCACGCAAAACAGTGCCTCAGCATCCGAATGCAAGAAGTGACCGATGATAAACAGTGCAGCCACCGTCACAAAGAACACCGCACAGCATACGAAGAACATACCGAATTTCTTCCAGCTCCATTCCTCACCGTTAAACCCCGCTGCCACGATGCCAAACACTAGGTTCAGCCCGAACAATACCATCATGGCAATCATAAAATCTCTGATGGGTACTAGCAGACTCAGAAAAGTCCATATCGTCCCAATTAAGTAACCTCGAATATCATTCATTTTCTTTTCCATTTATCCGTCCCCACTCCGTTATGGAAACGATGCAAATTTAAGCCATCATTCCCGATTCTCAGTGATAAGTTGCGCAACTTCATACCAAAAAAGAGAACACAAGCCCTTTTTCCTTAGCCTGCATTCTCTTCTTCTGATAGTTTTCTTTTATATATCTCTAGGTGTTATGGAATCATTTCTAGAAGAGCAAATTGATTCTTCACTCTTCGTTCTTCACTCTTCACTTAGTTAAAGTACCCCCAAGCCTTACAATGCCCATAAGGGTTATCATCGTCTCTCAGCCAGTTCACAGCCAAGTCCACCATTTTGTCCATCAGCTGCTCCTCGCTATCATCGGCAAACCATTTCTTTATCAGGTTGTAGTTGTCCGAATACACCATGTTCAGCACCACGGCAAAGTCCCATTGGTTGTAAGGGCGAATCTCGTCCTTCACCGTCTCATAGATTTCCTGCGTCTTCGCCATGGTATAGTAAGGAGCACGATGCTCCACCTCCTTATCATCCTCAAAAACCATCTTCTTGATTTGAGACTCAGCGAAGAAGTCGTTGAAGTGTCCGTTGCCCACTACCCCATAGATGTCCTTATACAGCAGCAAGAGGTCTTCATCCGTTGCGTGCATAGCCACGAATTTGCCGATTATCTTTGTCACCTGCACCATCTGCTCAGGTGTGGCATCGCTCTGATATTTTGTGATAAGTTCTACTAAGTTCATATCATTCATTCTTTTGTGATTTGACGAATTTGAAAATCTCATCCAGCTTGCTTTCCATCTGGTTGAGCCTTTCGTTTGTTTTCTGTTGGTCACGAAACGTTGTGTCCAATTCCGAGAGGAGATTGTCACAGTCCTTTACGGTCTGCTCGAAATCAGGCATCTTGCTAAGGATGTCGTTAGCTTGGTTCTTCAATGCGTTCACCTCATTGATGATGTTCTCCTTGCTACAGGAGATTACAAGGGTGTCGCTGTATGCTGTTTGCTCAGTATCTACCACCGAATAGATGGCTTGCTTTCCATCCTCGGTTTGCACGTTCACCTTCACATTCCTAGCCCCATAGTTCGGCATCCCTGGCATAGCTGCCATCACGTTCGGCTTGCCATTCTCAAAGTCAGGGCAAGGATTGCTCGTCACCTTGCCTTGCTTAAATTTTCTGCTGGCTCTATCAAATAGATAGATTGGAAATCCAGCCTTCAAGTCTCTGAATATCATAATCGTATCTTTTTAAATGGATAATGCGAGGGAAACGATGGCTAGCAAACCATCCACCATTTCCCCCTATAATGATACTAAGCAGTAGTCAATGCTACGGTTAGACTGTCAAATATGCTCAGGCCTCTAGCCTTTCCGCATACCACATCGTTAGCCTTTTGCGTCCGTCCTACACTGGCGATGGTCACAGCCGTTGGTAGGGCTGTCTGCCCTTGGAAGGCTGCAATCCATTTTTCCGTGTAAATCAATGGCTGTGCTCTCATCACGTTTCTGTTGCCCACTACAGGCGAAATGATGCTGATAGTCGCCACGATAGGCACGAATACCGTTGTACCGTTCAGGATAGGCTGCTCATAACTGTAGGTTATGCTAGCCTGTGGCTGCACGTTGCCGTTCACGCAATAAGGTCTGCAAAGCTTCTCATTGTAAGTAGCTAAGACTGAAACTTGGTTGGCTACCAATGCTGTAGTAGCCAAGCCCACTGGAGAAATCTTGTTCATACCACTACGCTTCTGTTTCATTCTTTACTTTTTTTTACTGATAGCCACCTGCTACGCCTGCGCCACATCCGCAACCGCCATTCATCAGATTGGCTAAGTAGATGTTCTGCTGCAACTGAGAGTTCTTAAACTTCAAGTCCTGAATCTCGTTGGCTTGCTCCTGGCTCCAATGGCCTGTCAAGGTATCGATGATACGCTGGGTGTTGTTCTCACCTGCACGGATGATGTCACACTTGTCTTGCTGCATCCGGAAACCGAGGTTCGAAGCTGCTCTTTCTATACCAGTGTTGGTATAGCTAAAGCCCTGCTGCATCTGGTTAACGATGTCCTTCTGACCAAGCTGGTTATCGTACCCCATCTTGATGATGTTCTGCTGCGTCTGGCAGCAGCAATCCTTAAGCGCAATTGTCATCTGCAAGTCACCCTGCGAAATGGCGTTGATTACTCGCTCTGCCGAGAATCCTACCTGACCACCAAGCTGCTGGATGCCAGCCTGGATGCCACAGATAGAGTTCTGCAAGGCGTTGAAGTCACAGTTCAGATTGCTTGCCAACATCTTAAGGTCGTTGCCGTTGCCCTGGATGGCTCCCATCAGCAAGTTGCTGTTCTGGTTGTCTGCCATCTGGTTACGCAAGCTCTCGATTTGGCTCTGAATCTCCGCACGCTGCACGTCTGCGCCATTGTCACGGTTGTTCCAGTTGTCGCCATACATCCACTTCATCACGCCCATCATCATCATGTAGGCAAATGGATTGTTCCACATGTCGGCATCGTCACGGTCTCGCATCATAGCCGCCATTGCCAAAGGATTGTTGTTGTCACGATTTGCCATCGCTCCAAGCAAACCACCCATCATTGCATCGTTGCAACAAGAGGTAGTCTTAATTACTTCTTCTGCCATAATTCCTAAAGAAATAAAAGTTGTACATTCTGTTTATACTCACATGTAACCGATTACGCATGCAAAGATACAAGGAATTGGCAAACTCTTTAACAACTCTGTCACAAAAACTTTTATTCTCTGAATATCAGTGTGTTAACGTGACATAAACCCATATCAAAACCATCGTATGCATATTTTCGCAAGAATATTGCGTATAATTTAAGGCAAAAATTGTGTGTTTTAGAGCATAAAAAAGAGAGAAGCAATCTCTCGCCTCTCTCCTTTTCTACTTGTTTCGTTTCAGTCTTTTCTTGATAAACTCTCTAACATCCCATTTCTTGAAGAAATGAGAATGGTCCCCAGCGTTCCCCACGCTTTCCAGCTCCCCATCAGCGATAGCCCTTCTTAGGGTAGATTCGCTGATATGCGCCTCCTTCTTCACCTGCCCGGCAGTCATATAAGGATTCAGCATGAATGGAATCTGTTCACAAAGATTGTCCAAATCATCATCACTCATACCGCAAGCCGTAACCTTCTCCCCATTCTTCTGCTGCTCTGCAGCCTTGAAGCAAGCATCGCTCATCGCCTTCAACGCATTTCCCAGGGTCTCATAATTCAACATTTTTTTCATAATTCTCCAATTTTCTCCGTTATTCTCCAAAAATCTCTGTTATTCTCTTATTATCTCCAGCAATCTCTATCATGAGAAGAATTTTCTACCTATCCTCGTCTTATTAATGACCATATCAGAAAAGCCATAGAGATAAAACATACCAGTTACAATCATAACTGTATAGCAGGAGTCCACCATGTCCTTGGTAGTATACCAATTCCATTCCACGATATGGGCAGCATTCACGCCGAAGAAATAGAAGAAAGGAATACGATACCACCAGCACAAAAAGAAAAATCTACTAGCCAGAATTGTCACCATCGGAAGAATATAAACCATAAAATAAATGAAGAGATAACATGGCAAATTTTCTTCGTGAGGAACAAACATTTCTTTGGGATGCTGAGAAAAGTCCCAGATACCATAAGCGTGAAAGAACATAAGGCTTATAGGCATATACTTACAGTACCACCGGAAGAACTTTAAGATTCTTCTGGAATATCTGTTGCCATGCTTCATAAGCATACCCATCAGCTCAGTAACATCTACGTCCTTTATCAACCGTTGGACTTCGGCTTCTTGTTCTTGTGTCATAGAAAAACCTCCTTTTGTCTATAGTTAATTGTTTATACGTTCTTGATAAAATCAAAAATCTGTAGCAAAATTACAACTTTTTGCTCAAACCAATTCATTTTGAGCAAAATTTTAAAGTTAAAATTTGCTAAAGTAACAATTCGTAAGCAACAATCACAAATACATCATATATAAAATAAGGTGTAGCCCCATCAAGAGTTACACCTTATTATATTATATCCACTTGATGACTGTATCACCATGATAACCTTTCTTCCAAACAAACCAAGCATAGCTAACAGCACTGCCTCCTCCGTCCTTCATCCTCTGAAACTCCCCATTCTTGGCACAAAGCACTCTTCGTGAGAATTGAAATACGTACTGAGGAGGATGCTTGCTAAATAGCTCATCATACCTCTTTTGTCCTTCTAGAAAGGTAGTCTTCAAGAACATGATGCAAAGTCCATCATCAGGAATAAGCTCCAAGCTGTGCTTAATGAAATCCAGGGCATACTTGTATGGCGGATTGGTGAGGATGCAAGTACAATCGTTCGGCAGTTCGGTAGTTTCCAAGAAATCTCTTACCTTCCCATATCCTCTGTCCACAAGGTCGGTGGAGATTACTTCATGCCCGAAGTCCATCAGTCGGTCAGATAAGCACCCTGTACCACAAGCACACTCCCAAATCTTACGAGGAAGTTGTATAACTGTCACCAGTTTATCAATGGCTATAGGGTCAGTAGCGTAAAAGTCATTACTCTCACGTTCCTTGTCCGTGTGGTTGGATGCTCCCAATGTCACGAACGTACTCTTTCTATTTCCTGTCCAATCCTTCATAGCCTATTCTCCTAACATAGAGTTTACCATCCCTTCGATAGCTTCATCGGTCATACTCTCTTTGACAGAGGCATCACCGCCAATCGATTTCATCAGCATACCTATCCAAGGATTGTCACTTTCCATCGTGGAATGTATCTGCTCCTTGTAAGCGGCATAAAGCTCGCCCGATTCCTTAAACTCCAAAAGAACCGTGCGTAAGGCTTTCACCGCGTAGTTATCCATCAGCAAGGGATTGTCCCTTGCCGATGAAAGTTTTGTAAGAAGCACAGCCAATGCTTCATGTAATTGTTGCTTCTTCATATTGTCCTATTTTGTTATTGTTACTCCCCATACTTTGGCTCCTCATACACCAAGTTATGCTCATCCACATAAGCCTTGGCTTCTGTATATGAGTCAAACTCTACTGCGGTGGCATTTACTGCTGGGAAAACCTCAGCATTGTCACCTTTCTCTGTCAAAGGAAGAATCATGTTCTTGCCTTCGTGAACTACCTTGAATGGTTTTGTTAATTTTCTCAATTCCATATTCTAGAAATATTATTAATCAGTAATTAATTGCGATAAAGTATAGCCCTTTCCTTGCAAGGTGGAAACTGCTGCATCAGATGCACTTGTTCGATGTGATTGCTGAAAATAGATACGTTTTCTATCTGATTCCTGACACTTAGCCATGTTTATCAAGAAATTATCTGTATCAGTCGCTGTTGCAAATCTGATTTCTCCAGAGATAATTTTGCTACTTGATGGTCGTAAGTCCTGACTGCTCCAAGTGTTTTGCAGATACCAGTTTGTAAAGTAATACAACTTAGAAAGTCCTGCAAGAGAAGACAAATCACCACTAACAGACGTTTTATTCACACTAAGTTCCTCTAAGTTTGTGAGCGTAGATAAGTTCGCTATATCACCTGTAGCCATACTATCAAAAAGCAAAAGCTTTGTGAGACCAGTACAGATAGATAAGTCTTGAATATTGACAGAAATGGTTTTATTATTGGAAATATCCAGATAATTCAACAAGTATCTGTTTGGCAATGATGTAATGTCACCAGTAACTTTACTATGTGATAAAGACAAACCTGTCAGTTTCAAATCAGCAATCTCACTTAAATCTCCAGTCTGTCCAGAGTTAGATAATGACAGAGATGTTAAGTTTCTGCAATATTTATTCAAGTCCTCAAACTTGACATCTGCGGCATACATCCAAGACGTAATTATATCGCTAACATTCTTTTTATCAGAGCAATATACTATACCACTCTTTGGCTGTGTGAAATAAATCGTATAAGAACCAGGTTCGGTAGAAACTGGGTTCTCTTCACCAGCCCATTCAATATTGGAGTTTTTTACTTGAATATAGCCCTGACTATTAGAATGGTTGTCATTAGTTTTGCCCAACAACTTAATTCTAATCTTTCCAAGAACAGGCAAGTCAGCACCACTAACACTGCCCTTCATTTTTGTTATCAAACACTTTCCCATAATTATTATTTGTTTAAATTAAAATATACATCAAACGTTTTTAGTAACTCACCGAATAATTCCTCCAAATATCCAGTTGTTACCTTAGTATCTCTTTGTCCCCATTTCTTAATTCCTTTTTCAAAGTCGGAGTAATCAATGCTGCTTTGTAGGTCATTGACTATCATATTGAAGTTTCCTTGTGTCAGAACAGAACTTCTGAGTTCCTTGTATCTTGCACATATCTCTTCCCAATACAATGATTTCAGCTTTAGCCAAACTGTATTTGTTGGGTCTGCTTCAAGATTATAACTGTAAACAAAGAATGATAAATCCAAGTCATAAAGGAATGGAGAGAAGATTTGCTTGTCTGCTCCGCTATAGAGAATAAGGTTGTGAATGTCATTATCTCTTAGCCTGAACAACTGAATGAAAATGAAATAGTCTATCCAGTCATTAATATTCATGTGTTTAGGAGCATTTTCCTTGGTGAAATCACTTCCGTTAATGAACTGATAGAACTTTTCTACTGCAACTCTGTTGCTCTCCGTTGGGTCATCATTCATTTCATCTTCCCAAGTACTCCAGTCAAATTTAGCCCAGTTACAACCTACTCCTCCGCTGAGAATCATTCCATCTTCATCACCAGAGAGCATGTAGTTAACCTCGTCTTTCTTATAGCCAAAGAACTGAACACCATAGAACTCGCCACCTACAGATGTGCATACAGGAAAAGATTTAATAATACCAGTAGCACCAGTTGCAATGATGGATGAAGAACTCCATGGATATTGCTCATTGAAATTACGCAATTCTTTAGCTTGTAAATACAGACGAAAGATAATTGGCTCTTTCAGTTTTGTATCATCAGAGTAATAAGACTTCAAGTTGAACTTGTCCACTTTCAGCAACTCTCCAATTTTCAATTTCACCTTGCTTTTATAATCTGATTTAACAAAGGCATATCTAAAGTTTCTCTGTCTGTTATATAAGGTTGATGCCCCTTGAAAGGAAACCAATACGTTATATGTTCCTTTAAGATAGCTGCCAAAGTCTATGTCAACTACACACCAATGCTTGGTCTTTTTACTGATTTCCCATGTTCCTACATTAGGCTTATCTACAATTTTTGTAACTTCAATAGAAGTTGGATTTACGCTGTATGAGCCATCACTACCCTTTGTAAGTGAGGAAGTTACATAAAACTTTCCTCCGACCTCCTTTACATCAGAAGGAACATAGAAATTCAAAGACACACTTTCAGATGTCACAGAATATACACCATCAGTATTTTGAAGCGTTGACTTAACAAAGTACTTATAGGGAGTCAATCCTTTTTGAGCATTGGCTTGCGTATCTTCATTGACAAGCATAGCTAAAATACCATCCTTATCAGAATATCCCTCATTAGCTGTTAAATAAAAAGTTTCTTCTTTTATATCTGTATAGCCATACTTAGGAAGATTCATTGAACGAGACACAGTTAACTCCTTTTCTGATTCATTTGAACCTAATTTAGCAGAACTGAAAACAATTTCTCTATTTTCATGTATAACATCATCTTTATCTGTATAGCGTAGGACTTTGTCCTCAGAATCAAGAAGCAGCTCTTTGTAATCTTCCACCTCAGCTTCATATATTGTCCTATCATCAAACTTAATTGAAGATTTAGGAATCAGTGGAGTGTGAAATATCTTTGAACCATCAGGATTTGTTGCAGACAATACCTTGCCTTCTGCATCTTGCTCAACTGCAAGATATTCCTCGTTATCCTGCAAGGAGAAGACATCAAGAAGTTCTTTGAGATTGGTATCTATTGTACCTACCATCTCCTGCAATGATGCAAGGTCTGATTGAAGCAGAGAGATAACTTGCTTCAAGGCATTGACTGCATGGATTTCACCAATGATTTGTCCGTCTCTTCTGATACCAAGAAGCACATGATTAGCTGCATCAAGCCAAAGGGCAAAGAACTCTTCATTCTGCTCAACATGATACGTTTCATTAAGAGGATAATAAGGCTTACCAGTTGCTCTGTATAAACCAAAAAGTACTCTATCCTCAGAATCTACTACAGCCATGATGAACTCCTCATCCTCGATTACTCTGAATGGAGTATCTTGAACATTACCTTCCTCATCCTTGATTTCAGTATTCTCGGCCAAGTCATCGATACGCTTGCCTGCATTATAGGCAGCGAGAGCATTGGCCACGATTATCCATTTGTCCGTGTTGATAGAATATACCTTGCCATCATCACGCTCCTCTGCTGGCGGATAGCCAACATTATCATCGGCAATACTCTGGAAGGTACTGCCGTACATAGTCACCTGGTTGTCCCGAAAGTATGATACCCCGGCATCATACTCCCCTCTACACACAGGTAAGCTACCAATAATTGTTTGAATTTCTGCCATATTATTACTATTTTAATCTAATAGATGATTCATTATAATCTTACCAGTCGTTCTGTCTTGTGTACAAGAAGTTATACGGCTAGTATCACTTGTCGTTCCAATGATACGCCCGGTATCTCTGTCAAAGGAAAGAGAGAAAACATTTCTCTTCAAGTCAGTTCTCACTTGGCTGATTTCCTCATGAAGATACTTTATCTGAGCATTGATAGAAGAAATCTCACGCCCAGCATTTTCCTCCATCTTGGCAAACTTGGGCGTACCATCCCACTGAATACCTGCAAGGAACACATCATTCTCATCCACCATGGCAAAGATAAACTCTTCGTTCACGATGTATTTGAATGGAGTCTTCTGCAAATTGCCTTCTTCATCCTGGATGGCATTCAGCTTGTTAAGAATAGCCTGATATTCCTGAAAATGCTCATCGTAGGTATCTTCCGCAAAAGAAGTGATATGGTCTTTCGCAACACTACGAATGGCATTACCTATATAGCCTATTGCCGGATTTAATGTTTCTGCCATAATCGAAATTTCGTTTTGTTTAACCTGCCAGTACCCTCACAGTGGTTCCGCTCATATAAACGCCACCACTCTTATACATATAGTAGTCCTTGCCATTAATCGCTACAGAAGAAGTATTCATGACAAAAGGAGCACCACCCATGGTGAATGAAGATAAACCTTCCAAGGTCTTAGGCGCAAGGATAATGAAGTTAACATCGTCCTTAGCCGAAGTCTTTGCGTAAGTTCCACTTGCAGACAAACGAGGCGAAAGCTTATTGGCAGCAATGGCTATGTCCGTTTCCTTTGTACCGAATCCATAATAGATAGGCAGAACCATCGTAACCTTGTTTGTTGCCGACTTTACGAGGTCGCCATGCTTTGCGGTGAGGATGATTTGCGTTTCTCCCTCCTTATTCACCTTGATAGTAACTGTATCTGCTTGCTTTACATCAATACTAACAAGAGAACCATCAACAGACAGAGCCAATGCTGTAGGCGTGATTGGCGAACCTTTGCGCTTGATAGAGTAAGTAGCTTTGATGCTCTGCTCACTACCAGTATATTCTAGCAAAGGCTTGTCAATGGATAAAGACACCTCTAGCGGAAAGACCGTATTTTGCAGCTCTGTAAGATTATCCGTAACAACCTTCTGGCTCACAAGCATAGTTGTGCTAGAACCCAATTCCTGTGCAACGGAAATAAGACTCTGCACCGTCCACGATTTACCGTCCATAGTCAGCAGCACATTGATGCCCTGGGCTACATCTTGATTACCAAAATTTGTATACCTTCCACCTTGCAGCGCAAAATAAAACATCTTTGCATCTGTCCTATCTGGCACGGTGTCAGTAGTAGCCACCCCCATATAGGTAGCACCCTTGATGGTCTTGAAATGTTCGATGATGCTGGTGATAAGCTCATCCCAGTAGCTATCCCTCTGGGCATTCACGCACCAAGTTCCTCTATCCGCATTCCAGTAATGCGCCCAGCCATCAATAGCCACGTAGTCACCTTCCACGCCTCCCGAAGGAAACTTCTGGTTCACCTCGTATATACAGCCAAACTCCCCCTTGTAGTGAGGACTTGTTTTGTCTATATCATTAGCCATATCTTGTTAAATTTGTGATAATTGGTTATACTTCTCGCCCAGTTCACTCTCCTTCTTACTTATCAAGAAGATGGAGATGGCACGATAGATGAGATACTTCTTACACTCGTCAGTCAGGGCTAGGATGATTTCCTGGTCTTTCACCGTTTTCCCATCCTCTTCAAGCACATCCTTCACCTTTTGATAAGGAAGGTATGTAAATAGCTCCACTTCATGGTCATACACCTTGTTTGTAGGCGTATCATGGTTAGCAGAATACCTTCCGGCAGTCCAGTACATCAGCACTCGCTTTCCTGTAGTAGGCGAAACGGTTATCATGCCCTTCGGCTTCTGCGGTGTCCCCCTAGTCCATCGAGAGGCTTGCATCTGAGCCTCCTTGCTTCCTGGGTCCATCAAAGCCACCAACGAGGAAGACCAACTTTTCAGCCTCAGCTCCACCAGCCTCAGCCAATCATCAGGTATCACAAGGCTACCATGCCCATCAGTGTATTGTGTCTGAATGGCATCATAATCTTGTTTACCGCTTTCATTTAGCGATGCCACTACCCTCTTGGGCTGTAGCATCTGCGGTGGTGCTTGCAGCAAAAGCTGCTGTGCAGCAGTCTCGATAGCTTGTTTCATTTCCTCGTCCGAATCATCGGCAAAGACATCGTTCTGCTCATCATGCTTCACCTCGTCCAGCGCAAGCCTCATTTCCTTTACAAGGTCACTCATAAGAACTTCCATAAGCAAGAAACCTATTAACTATAAATTATAAACTATAAACTAAAACTCAATCTCCATACCCAGCTCCTTAGCCTTCTCCTTCACACTTTCAGGCGATTTCAGTTTCCTTACATCCACCTTGAAGGTCTTCTGGAGATAGTTTTTAGCCTTGGTAATGTTCTCGAAGCGAAGGGCGTTATCGTCCTTCACCTGCTCTTCTTCATGTTGCTGCACCTGTTCCTCCTCGGGCAGACTCTCATCCTTGATGCGTCCAGCCTTCGTTAACGGATGCTTTCTGATGCAGTCAGCCACCTGCTTGTTGTCCGTGAGGTAAGAATAAGCATTGTTACTGCATCGTTCAAACTCCACGCTCTTGATAAGTCCGCTTGGCAGAGTCACCACAAAGATGAGCATACTGTTTGCTACAAATCTATACATATCTTTTGTGTTTATGGGTGAAGGGATAGTGAAGCCCAGTCCGAGGCTTTTCTTCCTTACTAGAGCCTCAACTATCCCCGAGTTTTGATATATGTTAGAAAACTATCAGTTCCCTTTGTTTTGATTAAGCAGCCTCCTGAATCTGCTCATCGGTCACACCGTCCTCTGTAAAGGTAGGGCGAGATACACGAGCATGGGCATCTGGGAATGTCAGAACCCAACAGCTATACTCCTCCATTACCACACCTGCGGTGTTGCGAATCAGCAAGTCCTTGGCATTAAACTCTCTTCGTGTCCAAGTTCCGAATACATACTTGTCGAGATAACGAGCATCCAAGCAGAAGGCTCTACCGTCCATACCCCAACTGTTGAAGGCATCGTGGCGATAGATGAGAATCTTAGTTCCCATGCTCTCAAACTTCTCGAAGTCGAGCTTCCATCCCTGGTAGTCCTTTTCGGTCTGTGTAATGATACGCTTGTTAGAGCGGAGGTTGGCAAATGCCTGATAAATCAAGTTGTCCACGAAGAGCAACTTGGTACGGCTAGAGTTACCTGCACCCTTCAACATAGCAGCAATAAATGAGGTCAGCTCCTTCTCACTAATCACATACTCATATACCTGCTTGGTCTCTTCCTTCGTACCGGAAGAAGTCTCATCAGGTACGGTCACTTTTACGGTTACAGGCACAAGAGTGCCATCGGCTTGTCTAAACATCTTTGGCTCCCAGTGTCCAATCTGCAAATCCTTACCAGCTTCCCAGAAGATGCCACCCATGGTATAAACAAGACCTACATCCTTGCCACCATTCGACATAGAGCGATAGCCAAACAGTCCGCTCAGCTCCTGACCCTGGCGCATATCGTCAATCGCCATCTTCTCCTGACGAGTGAAGTCCCACTGTACCTGTGTCTTGCTCATACGGTCGATAAGAGACTCCTCCACCTGCATGATGAATCGCTGGCAATACTGGAAGCTCTTGTCTGGCATAGAGTAGTAGCTGCCTGTCTCTACCTCTTTTTCACCTGCGGCTCTACCAAGGCGCATTACCACAGTGCCTACGGCAATATCCTCTGGAATGTCACGATTACCACGACTGGCGTTCTTCTTACCGTTCAGTGCATAGCAAGTTGGGTTTCCATCATTATCAACATCAGTAACACGCAACTGCAAAGGAATCAATGTGCTCCGGTCAGTACCATTGTCCTGATAGCCTAGACAGCTATTAATCATCAGGATGTCACCTACACCGAATACCGTAGGGTTCTCCACCTTCAAGGTCACAGAGCCACCACTTGTGGTTTTAGCCAGCTTCTCCGTCAGTTTGGTTTTGATTGGTCGCTGACCGATGGAATAATACTCGATGCGGTTGCTGGTCACAGGAGTCATACGCTTCGATGCTCGAAGAATCTGGTCGATAGGACAACTCTCCAGCTTCATTTCCACCACGGTAGAGTTCACATGAGCCACATAGTAGTCCCAGTTGCTCATCTTCTCCTGTTGCTCTTGGCTTCCACCCTGCCACTTTGGACCCGTGCCACCTACGCCTGGACCATCCGTTGGACCTGTAGGACCACCGCCACCTTCACCTGCTGGAATATTAGGAGGAGTTTCTGCCATAGCATAAGAGCTGCCACCACTCAGAATCATGACGAAAATCGCCATCATGAATCCAAACCATTTCTTAAACTGTTTCATAATCTACATTTTTTTAAACTATTAATTATTAACTATAAATTCTTAATTGATAAGAGCTACATTCCAACCATCTGGCTATACACCTGTTCGGTTCGGCTCTTCTCCTTTGGAAGAGAAGGAGCACCACCGCCACCATTGATATTGATGTTCCGCTTGCCACCCTGGCTTCCATCATGTAGCTGCTTCTGCTGGTCGATTTTCTCGTTCTTGCCACGCTTATAGCCTCTATCCTCGGCATCAGCCACAGCCTTGTCGAAGTCCTTGATTTGGAAGAGACGCAAGAAGTCTGCCTTCTTCAATTCATAGCGAGCTGCACGCCATACGAATCCATCATCATTGTGGTCTTCGCCATCATCGCTACGCTTATACATCCACTCTATCAAGTCCTTGATAGACTCGGGCTTAATCTTGGCTTCCTTCATGGCAGCATCAAGCTCCTTATCCTCTTGCTCCATGTTGGCTGCAAGAGTCTCCTTGCCCTTGGCTAGCTTCTCGCTCGCATCGAGTTTTTCCTTCTCGCTAGCCTTCAAGCGTTTCCTAGCCTCATCGTCACCATTGATGGCTTCTATGTAGTCCTGTCCTAGCTCGTCTATCAAGTAGTCGATAAGGTTGAAGTCGCCACCATCGGCATTTTTCTTTGTAATGAGACCTGTCACCAGCCCAGGCGCATGAGGATTTTCTTTCAGCATATTGTTGAAGTCGTCCATCCTTTTCTTGCTTTGGTCGTACTGGTCGTAATCGGTCGCAATTTGGTTATAAACAGCCTCATCATCGTCCATATTCAGGTCGGGATAACGCTGAGCAAGACGCTCTCTGAAAGAATCTCGCTTTGATTTAACATTCTGATTATCAATCGCTTCTTTTGCCATAAACGTTCATTTTTAATATTTGTGTGCTAAATTAAGCAAAATTTCGCATTACTTTGTGATAAGTTCTGCATCTTGATGAATTAATTTTGTTGGCATGAAACATCTAAATTCCATATCCGAAATTTACCTTAAAAGAGACCAGGAAATGTTTCTGCTCTTTCGTAAGGCCAAGAGGATGGTAGAATATCCTACCACCATGGCTAAGATATGCGATTACATCGCCAAGATGCCAGCCTCTTGTTATTATCTCGCTGATAGCACAGCCTATCGGTATGTATGTAAACGCATCAAGGGGGAAAAGCCTAAGTTCGGCAAATACCAAGCCATGAAGGAAAAGCTCTTCGAAGCCTTCTATCAGGATTTCTTGCGCCTTCGTCAGTTGGAACAATACAAGGAATACAACACCAAGCATCTTGTGTATGTGTGCCTAGACCTTCCTGCGCCAAACTTGGGCATGGCTCCTAGATACATACAGATGAAAATCAACAATTATTTCCGCAATAAGAAAACATCATTCATCACTCGATAAAACTCTCTTTCATTATGCGTACATTATATATAACACTCCTCATCGTCCTCCTGATGGCTTTCATCATTCCGCTGCACGCCAATCTTGCAGTGTCACCATCCTCGCCCCAATACTCCCATTTCGTTTACATGTTCGGTCATGCCAACTTCATCCATTGGGCTGTTAATGCCTGGTGCCTCCTTATGGTGCATCGTCTGTTTCGCTTTCATCGAGTGCTGGCTTCGTGGCTTGCATCCGTGGCTCTCTCCTTCCTTTATTATCCGTCCCTCCCAGTCTTGGGCGCATCGGTCATTATATCTTTCTTCATGGGCTTCACCGCTCCGTGGCTCTACAGGCGAAAACGCTTAGCCTTCTGGCAGATGCTCATCCTCCTAGTGATTGGATGCCTCCTCCCTCACATAGCTGGCATCTATCACCTCATCCTCTTTGCCATCGGATTCATCTATGCCAAGGCAGAAGGATTCATTCGCAAATCTCAAAAACTCAACATTTAACATTCAACACTTAACATTATTATATATAACGGATGCCAGTAGCAAAATCCACATTAAAGGTACGACCTCAGCAGCAACTGTCCGATAAGAAGCTCAAAGAGATTCTAGAGGAAGATAAGAGAAGGCTCACAAGCCTCCTCGCTACTTATCGTCCCATTACTGGAGAGAATGCCCCTGGTCTTCGCTTCGAGTGTGTCATTGAGGATTTCTTGAAGGGCAAGAAACTTTGGCTTCCGGTAGAGATGTTGAAGGAAAAGAAGTTCTGCGCCATCATCAAGTGCGGTTCTATCTCTGCCTTCTGCGAGAAGTACATGGCAGACCTGGATCAAGAAAAGGCACGCGATGCAGTATTCCGCTATCTCATCCGTCTTCGCTGTAAGCACGATTTTTATTTCTTCGCCTACGCCTATGCCCGAATCAAGAATAAGGATGGTGGCGATGATATACCTTTCCTTCTCAACCATGCACAGATAGGTCTCACCAAGAATTTCGAACGGCAACGCCTTCATGGTGAGCTGCACAGTATCTTGATTATCCTCTTGAAGTGTCGCCAATGGGGTGGTTCTACTGATACCGAGGTTTACATGTTCTGGATTCAGATGTTCTGGAAGACCAACTGGAATAGCAACATCATCGGTCACCAGTCTTCATCTGCTACCCAGGTGTTCGATATGTACGAGAAATTGGCAAATGCCATCCCTACATGGCTCTACTATGAGATTGGAGAGACATTCAAGGAAGACTCTCGCAAACTCCGCACATCAAGCACTCAGAACAATATCAAGTACCTCATCCCTCGCTCCTGCAAGATACAGACTGGTTCGGCTCGTAACCCTGAGTCCTGCCGTTCTGCCGATGCAGCTATGGCTCACATCACCGAGGAAGCCTTTTTCCCTAACACTACAGAGTGGACTCCACAGAAGGTTGTCAATGCCGCAATCTCGCCTATCAATGTTACGAGACCTTACACCTTCATCGTGCGAGAGTCTACCCCTAATGGTCGTGAGAATGAGTTCCATGATGAATGGGTGCGTGCCAACTCTTTCGACAAGGACGGCAATCGCCTTTCCATCTATACCCCTTACTTCGTTCCATGGTTCGACATCGAGAAGTATATCCTTCCTTTCAAGTCTGAGCAAGAAAAGATTGATTTCATTCTTTGGCTCTACAAGAATCGTGAGGATGAGCAATATCATGGCTCTTACTTCTGGTGGCTTTGGGAAATCAAGGGTGCAACCCTCGAAGGCATCCATTGGTATGTGAATGAGTGCAAGAAGTACAGCGACTTGGATGGCATGCGCCAGGAATATCCTTCCGATGACGTGGAAGCCTTCCTCTTCTCTGGTACTACTGTTTTCGACCCTTACAAGTTGAAGGAGATGGAAGAGGACTGCAAGGGTATCGAGCCTATCATGGTGGGCGACATCGAGGGAGATTCCTACGATGCAGCCGACCCTGCTTGCATGAACAACATCCGCTTTGTAGAACGTTCCGGTGGACCTCTCAAAGTTTGGGCTGGCCCCGACAACTCCGAGATTGTCAAGCATCGCTATGTTGTGTCCTGCGATATTGGTGGCTCTCACAAGACTTCCGATTTCTCTGACATCGTAGTGCTCGACCGCTACGATGAAATCTATGGTGGTGTTCCCGAGATTGTAGCCGAATGGCATGGTCACTGCGATGCCGACCAACTCGCCATGCGTTGCGCCCAGATTGCCCATTTCTATAATGATGCTTATCTGGTCATTGAGAACAATACCGCTTACTCTCGTATGAACAATACCGAGGGCAACCAGTCTGAGCTGTTCTTCCCTATCCTCATCCCTCTCTACAGCAACCTGTATAGTGCGTCACAGTCCAAGTTGAAGAAGGTGAAGAACATTGAGACCAAATGGGGATTCAATACTAACAAGGCTACCAAGGTGGCAGTAGTGAAGACCATGGCACGCATCATCCGTGACGGTGGCTATATGGAGCGTGAGCTTGCAGCCATCGATGAATGCACCTACTTCCTCTATTACAAGCAGAACGACTGCTATGGTGCCATTGCTGGCAAGCACGATGACCGTGTGATGGCTAGAGCCATCGCCCTCTACGTAGAAAAGGACATGCCAGCACCTGAAATCGTTCCATTCCGTTCAAAGGCAGAGATAGAGCGAGAACGCCTCCGCAACCGCCCACCTGTAGTAGCCGAGCTGTCAGGCATAGGTGGTGGCAGCTAGCCCTCTCCCTGAGCCACCGTTCCAGGCGATTCCATCGCCTGTCCATATAAGTTAACAATTAAAAGTAAAAAGAAAAATGAAACAAAGTTATTCAAACCTGCTGCGTAAGATGGTCATAACCATCTACCAGCCAGTAATCACTCGTATCGAACTCTTCCGCTCCACTCGTATGTGGCAGAAGGGAGTGAAAGCCACCCTTGCTAAGTACAAGGAAGGTGGTGCGCCTCGCTTCTACATGCTCTACGACCAGTCTCACAAGGATTGGGCTATCATGACCTACGACCCAAACCGCAAGGGTATGCTCGCCTACCGTCGCCTGGTGCAGCTTGGCAAGTGGAAGGCAACACGTTATTTCAAGAATGTAGAAGACATCAAGGCTGCCTCCTACTACTACACCCCGTCCAAATGGGGAGCAATCGGCTGCGATGCCGACAACAAGGTTAGAGCCAAGAAGTTGAAGCAATGGCAAGAGTATTACATGTACCGTGTTTCCGTCCCTATGGAAAAGCTACGTTCCTACAAGAAGAAATATGGTATCTCCTAAGCTCTCACAAAACAAAAGGAAGAGAAAGCCATCACGGTCTCCTCTTCCTCATCTTTTTTACCTTTAAACTAAAACCTAAAAACAATCTACTAACTAAAAACTTAAGAGTTTATTATGATTCTAAGAACTTTCCTTTTTATGTGCCCGATGATGGCAAAGTTGCCAAGTCATTTACACCATCGCTTGCATCTTTCAGGTGTGTTGCTGGCGTACCTGTCTGCTGTTGTCCTGCTCCTGCTGTAGGCATTTCGCCATTCGCTTGCTGCTGCGCTTGCATCGCCTGTAGCTTCTCTAGCTGTTCCTTGAAGTACTTCTTCATTCTGCTTGTACCAGGGAATTGTCCTACGGTCAGCATAGTATATGGGTCCATCTTACCGCTAACCATCATCTGCCAAGCCATATCGTTATTAGCATTTCTGATAAGTGGACTGTAAGCGTCCAAGTCGATGGAAACATCTAAATCCATATCCCTCATGGTCTCCGGATTGAAATGTGTCTCGAAATCGTCCCCTGTCAGTTTCACGCTATCCGCTGAGGTACAAAACTCTTGTATGAGATACAGCTTCTTCTTGGCGATTCTCACCTTGAAGTTATTGAAGCTCTCCACAAAATCTTGTATTGTGGTAGAAGAACTTTCCCTTTCCAGTTGGTATTGCTTACCGCTAGTGTTGCGATGAACGCCTTGCAGAGCACCCTGCACGCCTGTACCCTCACTTGCCATGGTCTTGGCGAAGTTAACCATGAAGTCAACTCCTGCCGGAATACTCTTGTTGACCAAAGTCTGCGGTGGCTTGCCTCCGTTTTTGGAGTTCCACAAGATGATGCTATCTGTTTTGGTATAGTTCACTTGCATTTCATCGATGCTTTGCTTTTCGCTCAGAGCATTCTCATCCACAAGCATCGTACCCTTGGCACCATTCGCTACAATGAAGTTTATCATCATCATATAGTGGTTCAAGGTACGCTGGTTGTTCTCGGCACGCATCGAGAAACTTCTTACCTCGCCATTCAGGCAAGGATATGCCACGAAGGTATATGGCATAATGGAAGTTCTGAAACCGTCTCTCAGAACATAGTAAGGCGATTCCCTCGCATCCAGCAGATAGCCATTCGGAGTTAGGTATCTTCTGTACCAATAGGTCTCAACCTCATCTTTCATTTCGATGGTCTTAAGCTCTGATGGGTCCACATAATAGATAGGCTCACCGTTCTCATCGAGCACAGGCAGACCGTTCTCGTCCTTCATGATGTTGGATTCCTCTAACTTCCGCTTCTTCTCCTCGTAGAAAGCTCGTTGGTCAGGAGAGGCATATCCGCTAGTTCCTGCATCCCAGTCATGCACCCAGATGGCTGGTCTAGTCTCCTTCGTCCATATCTCCAATACCCTGTACTTGCCGATTACCGAAGAATGGGTAAAATCGTCTATCCCTGCATACTGCGCTTCACCATTCGGGTGATAAGTCTGTTCTGGAGCGAAATGATGCTGTGTCTGTAGATATATCTCGCTCAGTTTGTCCACCTCAGCCTTGCTTCCATCGGTGAAGGTGGCGATTATCTCTCGCCAAGTCAAATCGTGAGCCTCAGCGATAAATTCTATGTCGCTCAGGTCATACTTGAAGAAAGGTGGCAACGCTATCTTAAAGATGTCCACCATGTAGTCAAAGATGCCATTCTTTCCGTCCTTCCTGCCATAGTAGGTTTTCATGCCCACGAAGGCGAAGACACAGAAGGCATAAAACATTCTCGCATCTAGCTCCTGTCGGTCGTTCAAGTTGTCGTTCTGCCGAAGGTATTCATTGAAGAAATTGATATAGTCCTCCTCGTTGGGGTCAACGGCACTGCAAGAGGCTGTACTGCGCTGCTGGCGCACAAGTCCTACGAGAGAAAGCAGCTTGTCACCTATCACATCATATTCCAGTATAGGCATACCCTTCATTTCCATATACTGACGGATGCTTATCTTTCTGCCGTTCCACTCTATCAGTTCTTCCAGCTGTCTGCCCATCACGAAGTCCTGCGCTCGCTTCCACTTCTTTCTCAGCTCTGCGCCATCATAGAAGTATTGGCAAGCCCATTCTATCAGCCGAAGGTTGCTGTCCGTCTGGGCAAACCGCTCCCTGCTCACTCCCTCCAGGGAGTCAGGTCCAGGCTCGGCATAGTTCGAAATATCATTTATAACACGATTATCTGGCATAATTCTTAATTTTTCGCCAAAAATACCGCCTTTTTCTCACTTCTTAGTGATAAGTTGCGCAACTTAACATTACTTTCTCATATTTTCCCCTTATTTTTGTTCCGCAATTCTTTTAAATGTAGAATTTCTAATATATTAGATGATAGTATGAGTAAATCAATCAATGTTCACGAAGCCTGCGTCATCACCAAGGATGATAAAGGCAACCTCTCCCTGGTAGGCAAGGCGAAAGAAGCCCTCACCACCTTGAAGAAGAATAAGGTTTCCGTCTGCATTCTCCTCTGCGACAACAAGAAGGAGGATGTGGAAAAGTTCCTTAACGACAACAACGTTCCTTTCGCCTCTCTCTGCACCAAGGAAGAGACCGACAAGGATGGCAACACAAAGCATGTTGACCCACCAAAGGCAGATGTCACCATCATGCCAAGCTCCAAGGTTATCACCCTTCGAGACGATTGGAAGTGGTGCTTGGATGATATTGCCCACCGTCTTTGGGGAGAAAAAAAGAAAGAAGCTCCAAAGAGTGAACAGCAGAGCATGGACGAAGCCATGAAGCGTTACATCGATTGGGCAAAGCCAAAGAAGGCAGAAGCCAACGGACCCTCTCAGATAGGTTAATCATCGCTCCAACATCTTCAAAATACGATTTTCATTTTTTATTAAAAATATATTTGGAATTTAGAATTTTACGACTATCAAAAAGGGACTCGCTGTGAAGCAAGTCCCTTTTATTATATACCGGGCTACGAGTAAGCCCTCGTCACTTTTTTCATGCCGGGCTAAAAAGAAAAATCGAACACAAAACCTCATTGACCAATCCTATTTCAAGAAAATATAGAACATTTTTCAGAATGGAGTGCGCCGGGCTACTCCATTCCGTTTAATGTTTCAATCAGCTCCTTTCTGGTCTTGCGAATCTCCACCATTTTGGCGGCATCGTTCTGACCGTCCATTTGCTTCTTGGCTTTGTTCATCTTCTTCTTGGCAGCAGAGATAGCCTTTCTAGCTGCAAACAGTCGCTTGTTGGTCTTGCTGTTCTTGAAGGCGTTTGCCTTCGCCTTGTCAACATCCTTCAAGCGTAGATACTCATCGTAGGTTTCCATCGTTCCGTTCCATACAGCCTGTATTCTCCAGTCCTCTGTCACATCCTCCGATTTCGCCTTCATCAAGTACTTGTTTTCAGCCTTTTCCATCTCCTTCAAATCATCCTCCCCATTCAGGTAGCTCTGCACCATGTCCAGTGCCTCCTTCTGGGTGAATGCCTTATACTCGCTTTGAGAGAGGAATTTCTTCATCTTCTGGCGCATCTTCTTCTTTTCCGTGATACTCTTAGCCTCATCGAAGCGTTCGCTAGCCACCTGCAAGGAAGTAATGCCATCCTTCATTTCAGCACTCTCCAATGCCTTCACGCTACCGATGGCTGCTTTTATCTGCTCCTCTGGGTCAATGCCATTGCGCTCACAGCTCTGGTAGGTCATTACCACGCCTTCCATGTCACCGCTCAGGATGAAGTCCTTGAAGTAGCTCTGAGCCTTCCAAGGAGAGAATCCCTTTGAGGATGGGAAGAAGAAGTCCACTGCCTTAAACTCCTTGTTCTCTTGGCTCGGTATCAAGAACGGTACCCAGTAGAGCGCATCCTTATAGAGCAGACCGATGGTCTTGCCATACTTTCTCTGAATCTCTTGGTCGGCATGGCTGGCTTGGAAGTCGCTCAGATAGTTTATATCGTCCAAGGTCATTCTGACCATTGGGTTCGCCTTGCCTATCATTCGCTGCACCATAGGACCAGGGAACTCTAGTTCACCCTTATGATTAAACAGATACTCTGGCACCTCTCGGAACTGCTTACCATGTCGGATATACATTTCCGTTCCGTCTGCATATCTGCCCATAAAGATTTTGCTCTGCTGTCCTAGGCTGTTTCCCCTCATCAGATAGTCATACCACTTCATGCCATCTGGATAAGCCAGTTCGTAAGGGCTACGGTAGTTAGGGTTGGTCTTCCTCAACTCCTCAGCCTTCTTGCGCTCCTTCTCCTCGTCCAGGGCACGGAAGGCTGCATTGATACCGTTGGCAATAGCCTCGTAGAACACCATGAAGCCCAATCCATAGCAGAGAAGCGAAGAAATCTGTCTAGCCCTTCTGCCCTCGTCTTCTGGAGTAAGATTCTTATGATAAAGCCTCTTGTAATACCCCTTGAAGTTCTCTAAGGTCGCCTCGTTCCATACAGAGCCATATCCTGTGAGTGCAAGGAAGTGGCGAGTAGTAGAAGCGTTCCAGTCTGGTGAAAGAAGAACTCTTCCTGCATAGCGCAAGGTTCGATGGCCGGCACCAAGCACATCCCAGTGCTGACCTCCAAACATATCGTTTACAAACTGTCCGTCCTCGTCCAGGGCTTTGTTCAGTTGCTCGTCCGTCCATCCCTTCTTCTTGGCACGTTCCTTGGTCTTGTCTGCCCTCATCCGGTAGGTAGCAAGTTTCAGTCCGTCATGGAGAAAATCCCACAAGGCTCTATCCATGCCCTTGTTGATGAGCGAAAGCATCTGCGTTGCCACCTTCAATGGCATAGTAGCCAAAGCCACCGTTCCGGAAATTCCATTTCCGTCCTTCAACTTCTCCTGCACCTTCATCATGCTGTCACGGAAGTTATCGAACATGTTCTGCACATCCGCTGCTGCATAGTCGTTGGTCGCTCCGAACTTCACCAAATGGGTTGCAGCCTCTTGGAAGTCCTGCGGATTGGCGAAGCATGGCAGCTGATGATTCTTCATCGTATCGACAAAAATGTACTTCATAAAGTTGGCAAGAGCCTTCTTGGGTCCATACTCTACCATGTTCTGCACCATATACACCTCGGTCAGTGCTCCTGCGTGGAATCCACTGAAGCCAAGCTCCAACTTCTTCATGCTCGATGCCATAGTATCAAACGCCTTCCAGAAAGGAGTTGACTGATAGGTATCGAATACGACTCCGAATCTATCTCCTGCACTTGCCTCCGAATAGAGCACCTTATCCTTGCCAGTGATAGGGTTCTTTACCTTCATCTGCTTAGGCGATACATTATATACCCATACAGGACCCACACCTGGAATCTCGAAGTATTTGTATTGCTCCAAGTTGAAAGGTGCAACCGAAGAAAGCAGTGGGTCAGAAGAAATAATCTCTCCGTCCTCGTTGCGCTCGATTACGTTCAGTCCGCTCACCTCTTGGAGCATTGTCTTGTTAGCCCAAGCCTCGATATTGCTTCTGCTGTAGTAAGCCATCATCTTGGTTATGTCCGTGGTCTTAGGCACAAGCCCAACCTCCAAGCCTTCCATGATGGTGTTAATCTGGCGTGGCTTCTCGTTCGGACTCTTGGTGCGCTGTCTGTTCTCCACATACATGGCATAGGCATTCTTATCAGACTTCTCCTTATCCCAAAGGTGATTTACATAGTCCACGGTGAAACCAGTGTCTGCCTTCAAGGTGTTGTTGTCCTTCAACCAGTCGAAGGTATAGTTATACCAGTCTCTGATGCTATCAAGCACGCTCTTCATCGGCTCGCTCAGATTCTTGTAGTCCACACCGTAAGGAGTGATACGGTTCAATATGATAGGCAAAACATTCTTATTCAAGATGTCCGTACCATCAATAGGCACAAATCCAGGTTCTTTCTCATGGTTGCCATTGATGATGTTGGCTACCTTGCTAGCTACCTCTGTTGCGCCCTTCATATCATCGAAGAGTTCTACCTCTTTTCCATTCTTCAGTTCCGTATGTGTATTGGCTGTCACCTCGGCAAGTTTTGGGCGAAGTTCCTGTATAGCCTCCACATCGTCAGGAGTGATATGGATATGTCCCTCACCAAACACACCTGTAGAGTTCAGCTTGTAGGCGATTTCTCTGATGCGTCTTGGTGCCTCTATTATATAAGGTATAGCCTCAGCTAGCTTTTCAGCCTTGTTTGGCTTGCCTTGGTAGTCGGAAAGCAACTTATCGAAAGCACCGCTCTCAGCCATCTTCTCGATGCTGTTCTTCACATCATTGATATAGATGGCATCGTCTGCGCTAGCCTCCTCCATATTCTTTCTACGATGGATAACCGCATGTTTCACGGTGGTTGCAGCTCCCTCCTTGCTCACATCGGTACTAGTCACCTCTGCCAAGTCCTGCATCACTTCCTGCTCCAAGGCATCAGCCTCTGGATTGGTCTCGGCTGGGTATATCTTGCCCTCGTACAAGTCTAGGTCGGCATCGTTCTGCTCGTTCAGTTCGTGTCTAGTCAGCCAGTCCTCATACTTCTGTCTAGCCTCGTCCTGCTTCGATTTCTCAAACGAGAACATATCAGGCATAGGATTTTCCTTGTCGCCCATGGCATCGTTCCACTTCTCCCATTCCTTATAGCGGTTCAAGAAGGCATCATCGCTCTCGCCTTCCTTGCGCTCTGGGCGAAGTGGCATTTCCTCGCCTCTCAGTCCATGGCTATCACGCCACTCCTTGTTAAGGCGTTCCCATTCCTTCTTGCCCTCGGCATCCTTGTCGAAGTCATAGAACATAGGTGGCTCTGGGTCTTCCTTATCCTCTCGGGCTTCCTTCCATCGCTTCCATTCCATCACTCGCTTCATGTATTGGATGGCACTCTCGCCCTTCTTCTGTCTCGGCTTGCCCTTGCCAGCACCATCAGCTAGCGCATCCTTGATTTCGGCATTGCTAGCCTGTGCCATCATAGCCTCCTGCTTCTCCTTCGGCATATTGTCCCAAACGTGCAAAGCCTTACCTGCCTTCATCAGATAATATCTCAAATCCTTGTCGTTCAGAAGTCCAGGCACACGGATGCCCAATTTCTTAAGCACCTTGATGAGATAATGCTTAATCTTAGTCCACAGAGAAAAGTCCTCAGCAGTCTTAGGACCCTCCTCAGCAAGATGTGCGATATACTCCTGCGTGCCGATATTGATGCGGTCAGGATTGTTCCAACCTGGATCATACTGATGAGCGAAGTCGAGAATCTTGCCCCTCGTCTTCTTATCAACAGACTTATATAAGAAGTCCGCAAACTTTCTCACGCCCTGCTCACCACCCAGCAGCACTTCCATACCCTCATGTCCTATCTTCTCATGGAAGACGGTTCTCTGAGCCTCATCGGCATCAGCACAGTTAGGCAGATAAACATGCACCGTGTGAGTAGTTGGGTCATACCATCCGGTAGCACCATTCTTCACATCACTCAGATAAGCATCAGGAACCTCATCCACAGAAGTGTAAACCGTAGCCTCAGCACCACCCAGTTTGTTGGCAGTGTTCACCACCCGGTCACTCACCTGTTTCTGCTTGTCAGCATCCCAGTTATTCTTAAAGATAGAGCTGCCAAGTCTAGCCAGCACATTTCTGCCGGATAAGTCATCCTTATTCAGCAGAGGAGCAATCACGCCCTTGGTCAACTGCACCGGAATACCATTGCCAATGATGGTATGCGCCAAAGATTCCGTCTTAGGCAACAGATAGTCATCGCCTAGTCCGGTTATTCTAGCCAACACCCTGCCATCAGCACGCAACACCTTTCCACCCGGCATGATAATCACGTCTCCGCTCTTGGTTCTCAGCGTAGGCAGAATCTCATCCCCATAGGCATGAGGAGTCTTTCCGTCTGCATAGGCACTGCCCATTACGTAAAGAGGCTTCTCCACCTTCTGCCAGTCAATACCGTCAACTTTCAGTCTGGCATCCATCCATGGTGCCACACCGCTTTTCTTTTCCGTCAGGGTAGGAAGAATATCCTCCACAGCCTCTAGCCATCCACCCTTGCGTGGTTGCTTCTTAGGCTTCTCCGGCAGTTCTCCGTCCTTCACGGCTCTAACAATCAGTCGCTCCCTGCTGGTATAGCCACCATAGTCAGCAGCATTATACACGTCAGCATCCCATTTGTAGCCATTCTTGTCAAGTGCCTGGGTGATAATCTTCATCGCCTCAGAGTCCTTGTAACCCTTCACGTTCTCGATAGTCACCACTCGCGGTTTCACAGCATCAATGAAGTCGGCAGTACTCTTGGCAGTCTCCTTGTCAAGCTCCACCTCGCCCCCATTGCTCTTAGCCTGAGAGTAGTTCTTGCATACAGGCGAAGCATGGAAATACTCCACCTCGCCATCAATATGCTTCACCAGTTCCTTAGGGTCCACGTCTCTCACGTCAGCCGTAACAATATGGTGTCCGAAGTTATTCCGATACACGCCACTTATCTTTCGGTCATACTCCACAGCCACCACTGGGTCGATAATGCCCTTCAATCCCTCTTCAACCAGACCACCACCACTAAAGTAGGTGCCAGCCTTCATCAGCGAATCAGGATGCTTCTGCAACTTCTGCTCCAAGATAGGAGATTGCGCATTTTTACCGTACACCTTGGAATAATGTACACCATCATTCTCACCTCCTACGATTCTGCCTCTGTTATCGGTCTCCACAAACGGCACACCTCGCTTCTCTAACTCTTTTCTCAGACTTGGAGTAACCACATTCGAAGGCATAGTGATATTCTTGCCCTTGAACATATTATTGACGATAACATCAGCCACCTCGCTGTCAGGCACAATACGCACAGGCTTATCCCAACGAGAAAGCACCACCTTGCGCTTGCCAGTCAACTGTCCTTGGATGATACCAGCCTTCCACTCTACTTCACCCACGGCATCCTTGGCTTTATCAGCCTTGTAGCCACTGGTCAGCTCGCTCTTTGGCACCTCAACCTCTACGGTTACGATGTTAGGGCGATTCTGAGCCTCGCTAAACTGGTCATTCAGTGGAGTTCGAGAAGTATGAAGATAAGGATTGTAAGCAGCCTTAAGCGATTTACCATTACCCTTGTTGAGGGTAAACATACCCTTATCATCAGCAAGTTCTGGTCGCTCATCTGCCTGTTCCCACTTACCGAGTTCGATAGGTTCCACAAACTTGCCCTTCACCTTTGCAGCCATCGGTGGATAGAGTTTTCCATCTTCGCCTACCTGCATGGCACGGTAAACCTTCACCGTGTCTTCTTTATCCAGCTTCTTGATGGTCTCAGGGTCTTTCACGATGCTATAGCTAGCATCATTGCCATTCATCACGATTTGCTCATCACGGTTCACATCCTCCGTCTCGGAAGCTAACGAGTTTCTGCGCTCCTCGTCCGTCATACCCAAACGCTTCTCCACGTTACGAGCCTCAACCTCACCTGCCAACTTTCTATATTCTTGGTAAGAATCAAAGTCTGTACGCTGGAACCTATCCAAACGGAAACGCTTAATGGCATCATCCATACTTCTGTCTGCATAGCCACGTGCGAAGTAGTTGAATCCCTTAATTCGGGTTTCCTTGTCAGGAATGAACTCAGGCATATCCATGTCCTTATATTCTTGGATAAGAGCTTTCTCTACCTCAGATTGGTTGTACTCACCACCCATTTCCTTGGCTTTCTCTTCCAATTCAAAGGCATAGGAACGTGCCTTCCATTCAGCCTTAGCAGCATTGAAATCTCTCTCCACCTGTTCGGGTGTGCCACCATGCGCAAAACCCTCTTCATGCTGAATTACGTGCTGAATTTCATGATTCAGAATGCTATTCAGATACTTTAATTCATCCGCATGAATGGTAATAGTCTTTGTTTGTGGATTGTATTCCCCATTTGAAGGCATGTCATTCATTACTGCATCAGTATGGATTTTAATATTTTTCAACTGAGGATAAGCCTCAAAAAGCTTTGGCGCATCCACAGCATCTTCCAACTTACCATCAGTCCATAGCATATCCTCTTCAAAACGCTTAACGATATTTCCACCACCTACATCGATGGTGTCCTTTATCTTGGCATCAGGCATTTCGTATCTCCACTTGCCATCTACACCTTTCTCCCAACCTGTAGCCATTTTGATAGCCTTAGCATCCTTCTTTGCTTCTTCCATCTGCTTAGCAACATCCAGATTATCCATGCGGATAGTTTGCTCCTCAGCCTTATCAGCCTCAGCAGCTCCCTTCTCTCCAGCAAACATGAAGCGAATATCGCTCTTGCGAGAATTGAAACGCTTAGAAGGAGGAATAACGTCACCCTCATCATCATAGGTAACAAGGTCGTTCAACTTTCTATTATTCTTGGCATTCTTGTATTTATACTCCTTGCCATCATCAAAGCCAAACTCGTTTGCGTCATTACCATCCCACCACAGTTGAGTAGCCGGAACTTCGTCTTCAATGATACGATATTTGCCATCCAGTCGGTTCGTTCCGTGCATTTCGGCATATTTCTTAGAAGGAGTAACCCAGTCACCATTACGCAACTTTCCTTCTTTCACAGAAGTTGGAACAGCACGATAAACCTTTACCTTAACATCCTTCTCGCCATTCTTAATGGCATCAATAGCCGTATTGATGGCTTTCACAGATTCCAATCCATGAGGAGTGTTCTGCGAATAACGCTCAGGGTGAGAGAAGTAATCATCCGGCTGAGGAGTGTACCCCAAAGCCATATCCTCCAGGTTCACATCCGAGCCACTGGATTCCCAATCGTCACGTCTCGCCTTGTCACTTTCATATCCAGGGTTTCCCGGTGCAGCCCACGCACCTACACCTTGATATGCGCTTTCGGTATCATCATAGCCCTTGCGTCTGGCAGCTTCATCAAGCATTTCCCTGGCTGTAGCATCATCACCCTTAGCAAGAGCATCCATATACTGCTTGTCAAGTTTATCATCAGGAATCAAAGAAAGTTCCTCCAAGTGCTTTTTGCGCTTGGCTTCCTCTTCCTCAGCTCTCTTTCTTGCAGCTTCCATGGCGTTACGCTGCGCCTCCATCTGCTGCTTGCGTTCCTCTATCATGGCATCAACGTCACCAAAGTTCTCCTTCAAGGCTTCATTTACAGGCTTGGTGTACTTAAGAAGTTCCTTGAAAGAGGAAATCTTATCTTCATTTGCCTGCAACAGATGGCGTTTGATATTGGCTCTGGCACGTGCAGCCTCAGCAGTAGACCCCTTCTTAATAGCATTGGCATACATTGCCACATCAGCCTCATCAACCCCAAATTGCTGAGATACAGCTTTTATTTTATCCTCCACAGATAAATTTCCACCATTTTCCTTGGTGATTTCAAAAGAATTGCGTATCTTTGCATCGCTATGAGGATTCAGGACGCTATCCTTTCCGCTTGGGTTATTTGCGGATGGAGTTAATGCCGAACCTTGATTCTCGCCCAAGGAATTAGAATCGCCTCTGAAACGATTCCATAGCATTTTTGATTCCGTTAATTCTTTCAACAATTTTGAAGGCTCTATTTGATGGGCACTGATTGAAACTTCATCCTCCCCTTGCTTTACGGTGATTGATTCAAAGTTCAGAATCTTTGTTCCGTCTACCTTCTTGAAAGACTTTACAAACAGATACTTGGTCTGTCTTTCTGCACCTTCTTTAGGAGCAGGCTTCTCTAAGATAACATCTGGACGCTCCAAGGTAGGTTTCAATAGACCAAATCGTTTGATTCTGTCTTCTCTACCAGCCTTTTTATATTGGTTTTCACCTAACTTGATGCTACCTATTGGTGTATTGACACGACCATCCTTGCCGAAATCCTGTAACCAGTTATCCTCTGTATGTTCGAGGATTCTTTCAGGCTCGGCATTATCAGCCATCTGCTGGCGTAAAGACACTGCTTCGTCCTTGGTCATTTGACCTTTCAGCACGGTACGTGGGTCCACTCCCTGCGCCAAGTCTCTCAGCACAAGGTTACGAATATCCTCCAAGGTCATTTTCTTAATGTCCTCAGGCTTCCACTTCGTAAATGTATCAAGAGTCCAATACCAGAACTTCTTCAACCAATTCTTCAATCGGTTGATGATAGTAAGCTCTTTAGCGGTGTCTAACGGATTTTCCTTAATGGCATCCTTCGCCATCTGTTCCAAGATGGCAGCACCGTCCTCACCGGTCAGACGAGCAAAAGCTTCATCGCAAATCTCATCATCGCTCAGATGCTTATAGTTAGGGTCCTCCTTCAAGTCGGCAAACAACTGGGTCTGCATGATGAGTTTATCACCATGCTCAATAAGCTCCGGATTCATCTTCTTGGCAGCAGTACGCCAAAGATGCTGGTACTCATGAATAGGAGTATTAGGATTCAGATGCTCCTGATTCAGCACAATCTCCTTGCCATCAGTGTAGCCATAAACCACACCCTTGCCCTGCGCAAACTTGGTATTACCAACAATCTGCGCATTGTTCTCGTCAAAGATAACATAGTTGTAATCACCTTCCACAGCACCGCCATGAATCATTCCAGCAGGGTACTTGACACCAGTAAAGCCAGCCTGAGAAAGCAACTTACTTGCTACCTCTTGACTATTGAAAGCGGAACTAATCTCCTCATATAAGTCTGCTCCAGTAGCATTTGGATTGATAACTATTGTATTATCGTTGGCATCAGTAAACCTGATAATGCTTGACTTATCATCCTTATTCCAACCCTTCTGTTCGAGTACCTTTGTCAGATTATCAAACATCTGTTGTGGAATATTTTTATTTCTGCCCTTCCAGTCCAGATAGTTTCCGTTATCATCAGGAATATCTACGTCATAGAGGTTGGCACTGGCAATATTAGGCAAATCTTCCTCCTTTGTATTGGCAATGATTTCACGAATACGTCTTTCTTCCTTTAAGTTTGCCTCAATATGAGTACGTTTTTCTTCTGAAATACTACTTTGGTTCAGTTTATTTTCATCACTTTTAATATCTACATCAAGTTCTTTCAAAACAAACTTCTTAGCATCTTCAAGAGACTCACTATTTGCTGTCTTCACAAAGTACTTATACCAGTTATCAGCAATAGCAGAACCCATATTCGGATAAAAAATAGCATTATTCGCTTTTCTACTCTTTGCACGACTTGCGTAGTCTTCTCCAATCTTTCTAGAGTTGGTAACATACACACCATGGCCAAAAGTCTCACTTCCTTCACCTTCCAAGACATGCGACAAGTCAAACTTATCAAAGTCAGCACCACTACCATGATAAGTACGCAAGAATCTCACTCCAGGCTGTACAATAGACTTCAACTGTCTGTCCAAATCCTTATATTTCGCAAACAAGGAATCAAGCTTATCTTGATATTTTTCAAAGGATTTATTCCTGCAATCATTCCAAACATTATCAGGAATATCGTTTTCAGAAGCCAGTCCATGCTCATCCATGTACTCCTTCATCAACTGATTTTGATACTCCACACGTTCCTGCCCAGTTGAATTATAAGCATCCTCAGTCTCCTTAATCTGCTTTTTCAACTCATTCTTCTTACTGGTCTGTTCATCAATCTTATATGGGTCAAACTCCGAAGGGAAAGAGCCAGTAAGCCCTGCTACATTGTCCTCAAAGCTCTTGTCGAGATTGAACACCTTGTAGTTTCCCCACATCAGCCTATTCAGGTAGGTACGTTCCTTTCTTGCCAGCTCCTGCTTCTGGTAGTACTCCGGCATCTTATTCGGATTGCTCATATCCACCACGGCATACTGCGCCCATTTGTTTGGTCGCAACTCCTTGGCAAAGTTATAAGCATTCTCAGCAGCCTGCTTCTCCTCCGGAGTCTTGATTTTAAATTTCATCTCAGGATGATTCAGCAACATGGCAAGATTCAGATTATCCTGCGCCTCAGCCACCTTCTCCATATCCTCGTTACTAACCACCTTCACCGGAATACCAGCCTTCTTAAGCATGGTAGAAACCGCATCATAAGCCACCTTCTGTGCCTCCGTCATTTCAGATGGCTTCACCTCCTTTACATCGCGGTCAAAAGATGCAAGAGGCACTAACTTATGTACGCCTACAGCAGTAAGATACCCCCTAGCGTTAAAGCGAGGATTCAACTCATAAGCACATACATTGTCCTTATCTACCCAAGAAACACCCTGGCGATACTTCTTTGTACCAAACCATTTCTTTTCGCTTGGATAGAGTTTATCCCCATTGATGTTAGAAGAAAGCATAGTATATCCATACTCAGGCTTATCTTCTCTATCTTGGTGGAAATTAAGCAAACGCTCTGCAAACTTCTGCATCTTAGGCTTATCTTCCTCCGAAGGATGCACATCATTCTCGTATGTATATTCCATATCTGAAATAAAGTCCTGATGAGCACCTTTCTTAATCATTGCATAGTCCGCAAATGGCTTAGTCTTGCGGTCAGAAGACTCCAGCCACTTATCAAAGGTAGCCTTAGGCACAGCAGTAACCTTACCAAGTCCCTTCCAGCCCTTGGAGTAGTTGGCAAGATAAGCCTCTGTAGCAGCCTCCTCAGAAGGATAGCCATACATCACCTTATGCTCGTCAAACTCACCAGTCTCTGGGTTCACTTGGTCAACAACATAAACGTTACCATCAAAAGAATCAAGGTCAGCAGCATCATTGATGAACATGTCGATATGGTCACCATCCACGCCAATCTTGCCCAAGATGTAGCCATAGGTGTCGTGCATGGTCACGCTCCAAGGCTTGCCCTGCTCGTCCTTACCGCTACGTGTAGTGCCCTTCGGTGTCTCTACAGTAAAGTCATAGCCACCAAATGACAAATGTCCCTTCTTATAGTTACCTGCCTTCTTCTGAGCCTCAGAAGGGTTAGGCTCAGTCTCGGCAATGGCATTCTTTAAACGTTCTCCAAAGGATGCTTCTTGCGGTAGATGTGCGCCTCGAACAACTGAGCCTTCGCCACGTTCCATGCTGCCAGTCTCTTGTCGCCCTGTGCGTCCGCTATCAGAGCCTTCTCCAATCTCGGACTCAGAAGATGCTTCTCCGTTACCAACTTCTTCGCCTTGGCTATTTCCTTCATCAACTCCTCTCCGTGAAGAGTCGCTACCCAGGCCACCGCCTCCTCCATATCCTTCTTCATTGCTTCTGTCATCATAATCTGCTATTTCTGGTAAAATTGATTTAACATATTCTTTATACTCACGCTCACGTTCCTCAGCCTCCATCATACGGTCGTATTCCATGCCTTCGATGGCGTTAAGTTCGCTTTCAGAAGGCAAAGATAATGTTTTATCTTGAATATACGAATTATATTCTTCGATTTCTGCCTGTCTTTCGATGATTTCACGCTCTTTCTGGGCTTCATACCATTCTTCCTCTGCCGAAAGTTCCTCCTCTGCTGCTGCAATTCGGTTCATAAGTGCCACGTTACGCATATCCTTCACGTTGTCGTAGGACTTGAACATATCGAGCAAGGTGTTTCTCACATCTTGGTCAGAATATCCCATATCCTGCAAGTTTACAGGAAGGTCATTGAATACTCTCACGGCAAATTCATTAACCGACATACCGGTTCCTTTCTTGGCAATAAGATAATTGAACTTATTAGAATCATACCGCTTGCCAATACCAAACTTGAAATTACTCTTGCCCAACTCATATTGAAGAGATTCCGGATTCAAGCTATGTGGACTCAAAGATTCAGATACAGCCTCTTCCAAAGTCTGAGGCGTTAAGTCCATAACATCAACAGAGGCATCCTTGTATATCTCTTTGATTACTCCAAGGTCATTTTTCTTGAAGGCATCAGCCACAAGAACCTTGCGCTGCTCAGAAGGAGTCAATTCTTCCATCGCCTTGGCTCTCTCCTCCTTATTCTCTGCACTATATAGAGTATTGAGCAACTTATCCTGTGCCTTCAAATCCTTTGCCGATGCAGATAGATTAGCCTGTCTAGCCTCTAACTGTGCCTTGGTAGTGTTCAATTCCTTCAACTGGTCAGCCGAATAATCAATGTCATCATTCATATATTGCTCCAGGGCTTCATTGATACCATCTATCTGTGGCTGCACCTCGTCATTCTGAATATGATAGATGCGCTTGCGCTCAGAGGCAATATAATTGCTAGCCTCATCCATGGTTGGATATTGCTTCTTCAATTCTTTATTGTCTAGCACAGCCACCTCACGCTCATCAGCAGATGTAATTGCGTTCTCGTCCACACCTGCCTTCTCGATTTCAGCCTTGCGCTCATTCTTCAAGGTTCTAGCCTCCTCTGGAGTCATAACCTCCTTGCGGATAGCATTCCAGTTCTTATAACGAGTTTCAAGGTCGGCAATCTGCTCATTAACAAGTGCCAAGTCGTTCTCCACCTTCTGAGCCTTCTCTGGGTCCAAGTCGGCATTGAGAGATAGCCAGTCCTCATATTCAGATGCTGCCTTTCTCTTGTTATCCAACTGTTCCTTGATGTCAGAACGGCTACCACTGATAAGGTTCATCAGTTTACCATGGTCATTGCCAAATTGCTCCTGTAGATACTCAGCTGCCACCTTTGGCTCTGTGTCCTTAGACGAATAATCTGGCTGTCCCATGCCCAAGCCAACGATACCTTCATTATATCGTTGCTTCTTGTCTGCCTCAGCCTTGGCTGCATCATCGTTGGCACGCTGTACATCCTCGGCATCCAGCTCTGCACCAATAGAGGAATCGAGTGCGTTCTGTCGCCAAGAGTTAAACTCATCCTTGGTCAGGGCGATATTGTCCTTGCCATCAGAAAGCACAATCTTGCCATCCTCGCTATATCCTGCAAAGGTCATTTGCATAGGTTCCTCACCTGCTTCCATGGCAACCTGCACGGTGTCGCTAGGCTTCAAGCCACTGCCATCATATTGGGCAAAGAAATGCTGTTGTCTAGCATTCTTCTGCTCCGTCACCTTCTGATTGATGTAATCATCCATAGGAATAGGCGTGCCCACTTCCTTGATTTCGGCACTAGAAACCTGCTTGATGGCAGGATTTCCATCCTCATCAGGCACAACCACGAAGCCACCACCATACTCATTGGCTTTCTTCAAGAATACCTGTTGACCTGTAGTAAGGGTAGCTGGCACGATATTTCCGTCTTCCGTCTGATAAGTCCAAAGAAGCTCCTTCAAGGCATCACCATAGCCATCATCAGCATGTTGCAGAGCATCATAAACGCCTTTCTTGGCATCCTGTGCCTCCACATACTTACGCACGGCATCCTGTTGTACTTGAGTCATTGAGTTGGCACGCTGAGCCACAAACAGCTCCATGTCCTTTCCTTCCTCGTATGCCTTCACCACCACATCCATCATAGCCTCATTATCGGCAAAAGCACGCTTCAATCTTGCCTTCGACACATCATCGTTATGGTCAATCGCTTTCAAGCCCCCAGCATCCCCATTCTGGTAAGCATTCTGTCCCATCACATAGGCATCAGATTTGCTTTCATTGGATGCAGTAGTGGCATCAGAAGGACTTGAACCGTTCTCCACCGAAGGTGTACCCTCCACATTTGAAGGCGTTTCAGGCCCAACTGGAGGCGTTGGCGGTTCTGTTGGTGGAACATCAGAAGAAACAGAAGCATCTACAGGCTTTTCCGCTGTAGCCTCAGCATTCTCAGCCGAAGCACCACCTTCTTGTGTGGCACCAGGCAGTTCACGCTGTCCCTCAATCAAGTTTTGATTCATCTGTTCCTTTGCATCGTTCATTTCTCGTTTCAGCACGATGTCGTTATAGAGCTGCTTCTGGTATTCCTCCACAAGTTTCTGTTGTTCGGCTGTGCGAGACTTTCCATCACCCTCTAGAGCCTTGCGAAGCGTACCATGCTCCACACCTTGCGAATCCTCGAAGGTGCGCACATACTCCTTCATGATAGGGCTATTCTCGAAAGCACTATCATAGAAGTGGCGATAACTGTTCACCATCTGCTGCTCTTGCTCGGTCAGTTCCATGCCCTTCTGCTGTTTCTGCATGATGTCACCGATGGCACTGGCATTCTGATGAAGATAGATTGCAGCCTTATCCTCGTCATTCAGTTGCTCACCTGCGGCATACCTATCCCTAGCTTGCTCATATACAGTGTTCAGTCTGTCCTGCAAGGCATCGGTATGGTAAGCCTTTTCATACTCAGAAGTGATATTAAGCGACTTCTCGAAGTCTAGCTTCTTCTCAGCCTTCTGAGCCTCTTCAAGCGAAGAATACTCCTTGCGGTCGATGATGCCACCATCCTTATTCAAGGTTTCGAGATATACCTTGCCATCATTATCCATTGGCTGCACAATAATAGAGTCGATAACTGGCGAGAAGGAAGAAGGGCGTTTTCCTTCCACCACAGCCATCATCTTTGCCTTCAATACCTCTGGCACGCTCTTATCGTTCATCAGGTTCATGTACTTATCAGTGAGTTGCCCCATCATCTGCACACCTTCACCATCTGCACGATAACCATTGATGCCCAACTTCTCGAAGGCATCACGCAAATCATCATAGTCGAATCTCTTCAATTCGGCAATATCTTGGTCGTTGAAGTCAAACTTGCGGTTAAACTCCTTGGCATCCTTGAATCGGGCATACTTGCCCACCATACCAGGCAAACCGATGGAAGTAAGGTTAGCCATGCTCTCCAAGAAACTCTCAGCGGCATCTTTACCTGTAGGCTTGAAGTTCGGGTCGTGCGCCATGCGCTCCAGCATCTGCTGCCCGGTCATGATACCGGAATCCACTACCTTTCCACCAACATCAGCAAGAATATTGGTAGCCAAACCTCTTCCCTTGCCTACCATGTTGGCAATAGTACCACCTTGCATAATGGCACCTACGGCACTCTGCTTAACCACCTCGCCCAAAGTATTGGCAAGAATCTTGCCCACAGAAGGATTGTAAACCTTGCCATTCTCATCAAACTGACCTGTACGATAGATTTCATCGATAGGCTTGGAGATAGCCGACTGTCCACCGAAGGTTACTGCACCATGAGCTGCACCAGTCTTCAACGCCATTCCCTTACTCTTACCAATGAGAACCTTGGCTGCACGCTCTGCCATCTTGGCTTCCATGCCCTTAGCCATCAAGTCGCTAGCCAGTCTGCCCTCAGCCTTGGCAAGCATACTCTTGGTTACCTTGCCACCTGCGGCACCAGGAAGCCAATAACTCCAAGCATCCCCTGCAAAGGTCAACGCTCCACTGCCTACTCGCTCCCAGAAGCCAGGCTGATACTGTTGATTGGCAATATCCTCCAACCAGTTCTGATAATCGGTCTGTACCAACTTTCGTGTTATCTTGCCCACTATGGTATTACCCAAGCCTGTATTCATGATATACTCTGCACTACCCTTTGGTATCATATTCTTCACCTCCAACTGATTGAGCTGAGCCTTCAACACTTCATCAATCATCGGCTTAAACTGCTTAGGGTTTCCGCTCAGAGTTCCATTCATGCCATATCGCTGCATCACCTTGAAGGCTGCGTTGCTCATATCGTTCAGGAACTGAGGATTCTTGTAAAGACCATTAAACTTCTTCTGCAATGTGTTGAGAGTCTTCTGAGGGTCTTTGGATTGATTAGCCTCATACTGAGAAGCGATGGCAGTACCAAGGCGAAGACTGGCTGGAATATTCTGACTTCCTTCCATACCTTCATTAAAAGCCTTACTTCCTGCCTCCTGCGCCTTGTTATACTCATCCACCACAGAAGGATTCACATACTTGCTAATAACATCTGAAAGCGCATCATTGATGTCTTGGTTCATCAACTGGTTCTGAATAACCTCATCATTTGAATAGAGACGTGTGGCGAGGTCTTCTGCTGTCTTGCGGTAGTTCTCTCCATACTTTTTCACAAGACTTTCTACCATAGCTGGCTTCACCATACCATTGATAAACTGGTCATAACCATTCGTCTGGGTGATATATTGTCCGTTCTCGTCCACGGCAACGCTGTTCATGATACCATACTGCGAAGCCAGCTTCTTCAAGTTGTCCTGCACAGCATGAGAATGCCAGCCATTCATTACAGTTTCGTCCACACCTTCTACAGTATCACCCAACTTAGATACAAACTCATCGGTAGTTCGCTGAGCGAGGCGACTTGCTGCACGGTTCATGGCTCCCATAGCCATATTTTGTGCCTCCTCTTGATTCTGAGCCTGTCCGCTAGCCATCAAGTCATACATAGTTTCAGACAAAGCATCGCCCTTGCCTACATATTTATTATAGATAGCATCCACCTGCTGGACTGGAGCTGCACCTGTAATTGCATCAACATCCTTCACAGTAGGCTTAGGTTGCTCGGTAGCTGGTGCATTCTCTTGATTAGAATGCTGTACCTGCTGATTATTGTCTTGTGGCTGCTGCATATTATCACCAAGAAGCATATTGGTAATCATGCCACCCATTTTCTGCTCCCTGCCGATATTACCTGCATCCACCTTCGGCATCATGCCGAGTGCTTGCGAAATCAAGCTAGGCTTCTTTAGCTCACCTCGCTGATACTCATCATTCAGCTGAGCCAAGTCCTTGAAGTTGCCCGGCTTGTTGTCAGGAGAGTTGAAAGCATCAAGTACCTCCTGAGGATATTGAGACTGTTCTGTTCCCTGAGAAGGTGAAGAAGGAGAAGGCTTCTTGCCTACCTCGTTGATAGGGGTAGCGTTTCCACTGGTATCATACCACATATAGCCCTGCTTGCGGTATTCGCCCACATCCTCAATAGGCACATCCACCTTCTGCTTCTTATTGTCAAACATGGTGATATAGCCACCCTCGAAGTCCTTGGCGAAGTTATCCATGCCTCGCTGCCGAACAACCTCGTCAGGGATGTCATACTCGTTGTTGTCCTTATCCCATACGTGATAAGTCAACTTAGATTTGTTGTCTTTGTCTGCCATATATTATGTTATTTTCTTATATACTTTGAATAATCTACCTTTGTGCTCGAAGTTCCCTTGGCTGGTTTTCCACCATAAGGGCGAACGGTTCGTTTCTTTCCCTCCTTAGCCATCTTAGCCCTAGCATAAGCGGATGCCTGTTGGCGATTGTACTTGTTAGCCCAAGTTCCACCTCTTCCATCAGTATTGCCACCGATATTCATACCATTGTGTGTAGCCCATTCATTCACATGCTTCTTGAAAACAGGGTCGTTCACATAGTTGGTATTGAAATCGTCCGCTTCCTTATCGGCTTGGTTGCCTCGGTTTGCCTTCTCGGCCTCAGCGTTAATCTTCCTTACTTGTGCTTTCTTCACAGTCACACCTGCGTTATGGTCGGCTGCTCCTGCATTGGCGTTGTTTGCTTGGGCGGTAAGCAAGTTACTCTTCTTTCCTCTCAGTTCGTCTTCCGTCTTGGTCTTGGCGGTAGAAAGACCAGCTGCTGCATTAGAAGCTGCTTGCCTAGCCTGTTCGGTCTTCACCTTTTCAGGTGTCAAAGCATCCTCCTGTGCCTTCTGCGAACCACGATAAGCAGCAAGGGCATCATTAGCCTTAGCTGCTGCCTCAGCTTGCATCTGTGCTTGCTTGTTGGCTCTATCTTTCCAGATGTTCGCAATCATCTGGTCATATCCCTTTTGTCGAAGGGCATCAGTGCCTTCTCTCAGCTTACGTTGGCGTTCCGTCAAAGCCTGGGCTGATTCCACTTTCTGCTCAGGAGCACCGATAGCTGTGCCGAAGAAGTTGCCGATATGTTGGAAGAGGTTGCCTAACTGTTCCCATTTGGCTTGCCTCTCGGCTTTCTTCTGCAAAGCAGCATTGGCTGCTACAGTCTTATCCACATCACCAAGAGATTGAAGCCATGGCATAAAAGAAGCCCAATCGCCATTGCCATTCTTCTCGAAGTCCCTCATGATGTCATAAGGCTTCATCTGCTGCAAGAGAGGATTCTGCTCTATATCGGCATAAGGTTTGCTCCAATCAATAGAAATACCTTGGTTTGGAGTTACCTCGGTTACTTCCTCGGTTGGTTGCTGAGTGAAGGATGGCTGATTACCAACCACCAATCCATTTGTATCTATTGGAGCTGTTGCAGTTGTAGAAGTAGCTTGTACTGCTGCACTATCCCCACTTGGCTGTGTCGGTGTCTGCACAGAAGAAGAAGTAACTGGCTCTGATGGTGCTGACTGCCCATCATCATTGGATGGAAAATCGGTTATAGGTGTCACAGCCGTAGCTGGACGCTTTGGAGTTAAATCGTCACTCATAAATCCCATATCTACCTCCTTTCCTTACCACGGCAAACTACTTGCAGCACTAGCCAAACCACTAGCTGCACCTTGAATGGCTTGCGCCTGAGCCAAACCCTTTTCTTTCTTGGCGGTAGCAATGTAGTTGGTCATTTGGTCTATCTGAGAATCTGCGGTGTTCCATACATTCTCTTTCTGTTGGGCACCTTGCACAGCAGCTTGTTGCATCATGTTGCCCACTTGCTCATTGGCTGCTTGTTTGCTCAGTGCCACAGATTCATCACTACCACCACTCACGATGTTGGTATTCTTGGCTTTCTGCGTGGCATTATCCAGCACCTTCTGGGCGTTGGTCACTGCCACCTGGTTCTCGGCTGTCTGTGTCGGGTCCTGATAATAAAGATTATCACGGTGGTCCTTCACCTGCTGCATACGATTCTCAAAGGTCTTGATGTATTCGTTGTATGCAGCATTTTGTTTTTTGGCTGCTAGAGCACCACCTACAGCTGAGGTAACGCCACCAGCAATACTTCCTATAAGTCCCATAAAATTCGAATTTTGTTTAAACAGTGCTAAAGTAATGCGTTTTTCTCACCTATCTGTGATAAGTTGCGCAACTTGAACAACAAGTTTCGTTATTTTTCACTATATTTGCACCCGAAAACTATCAGTAATCATTTAAATTCTTAGAATATGGCAACAAAAAAAGATAATAACAATGAGCCGAAACCAAAGCGAAAGAAGACAGGTGGACGCAAGGCTGGCACGGCAAACAAGATAACGAAAACGGTACGTGAAAGCCTTAGCGATGCCATCACTGGCTATTTCAACGGCATCAATGAAAAAGGCTACTCTCTCGCCAATGACCTCATGCAGATAGATGAACCTGCCGGACGCTTGGCTATAGTAGCAAAGTTCCTCCCATACGTTGCTCCAAAGCTTCAATCCATATCATTCAACAATGATGAGCATCGAAGCCTGTCCGTGGAAGAGTCCTTCATGGAGCTGGAAGAGAAATTTGAGAAACAGGAGACCACCATCAACATCAAGAATCTTAAGATTGTTAATAATGGCTAAATACAAGAAATGGGTAGCCCTCTCTAAAATTTCTGCTACTTTAGAGAAGACTACCCTAGGATATGAAATTGACTGAATCCGTCAAATATTAAGTTTTATTGGCACAATTTTAAGATATATTGGCTACTTTTTATCCCTCATGCGCTCAAAATACTTCGTCTGGTCTTTGGTGATATTCTTCACCTTAATCTGTATAGTACAGTTCTTAGGCACTGTATCATTGATATTATCCATCAGTTGCTGGATAATATCATCCGTGTTCAGGTAGCCCATGCCTTCCACATGGCCAACCACCTCACCCATGAAGTAGGCATCAGCACTGAGTTCAAATGTTTCCTCCACCTTTTCAAAAACAGGCGCATGATACTCCTGTATTCGTCTGCTTGGGTCATTGGTAAAGAAAATCTTCTCCACCACCTTCTCATTCAGTTCCCAGGCTCTGGAGAAATCTGGCTTCACATATCCCATGGTAATCTTATGAGTACTGATGTGATTCATCGCAAAACCTATCTCTTCATAATTGGCACCAATATCATTTTGAGCTATGGTAGCCCAAGTATGGCGAAAAGTATAAGGTGTTATCTTCAATTCACTATCCTTCAATGTATTCACACAGAATTTCTTTAGGAATAGGCACAAATTACCGTCCATCGACCTGCTGCAACCATAGCTTTTGTGAAAATTAAACAGATAAGGGTCTTCTTTATCTGAGAAATACTTCATCATGGTAGGTATGAGCATATCTGGTACTTTCATTTCTATATAAGCTTCATCAGCTCTAACCGTTCGTGTCTTCTGTCGCTTGTAATGCAAAATACCATCGTAATAGTCAACCTTCTTCATTTCATACAGGTCAGCCACATTGATTCCGGCAAGACACAATACCATCTTGCACACATCCACAGCCAAGCATTCCGTCTTAGAAGAAGGAATCACAGAAAAAATCCTTCTGCAATCTTCCATCAAGATAGCACGCTTTTTGGGAATAGCATGCTTATGATACTCTACTTTAGTCCAAGGATTCACCTTTATCCTTACGATGTCGTTGTCATAATCATTATATTTAGCCACACCTGCCTTGAACATCTTTTTTAGGAACTGAGGATAGTAAGATTTCTTTGCCTTGGAATCCTTCATACTATCTATCCATCCTTGCACAAGTTTGGTGTTCAATTCACTAAACATTACCTTCTCAGAACCACAATATCTTTCTATACTATTCAGGGTATTGCGATAATTTACAAGAGACTGAGGTTTCAATGTTTCAGACAACTCATCAATATATTCTCTTGCAAAGTCTGAGAAACACACATCTGCATCGTTCTGTTCTAGATAGTCCCTAACCTGTTCAGCACTCCAAGAACGGATGTCTAGCTTATTAAGCTTGAACATCCATTCTTCAATTATTTGGTTCAGTGGATTTAGCACAAAAGAATCCTTCACATCATGAGAACCCTTCACGATGCCTTTCTGTCCCACCATCTTGTTCGTCTTAATATAAAGCGACCTACGATTATGAGTCATTCGAATGTACACTTGGTAAAAACCATCTGACCTCTGATGCTGAACAACAATTTTAAATGTAGCCAT